GCAGCGCCGACACGCCCGAGTCCATCGAGGGCGCCCACGTGCATTGGGCCGTCTTGGACGAGGCGGGCCAGCGCCAGTTCCCGCAAGAGAGCTTCAGAGCCGCCGAGCGCCGCGTGCGGTTTTACTCGGGCAGAATCCTGATTACGACAACGCCCTACGTCTTGGGCTGGCTTAAGGCGCTCTCGGACGCCACGCGCTTGCCTCCGACGAGTAAAGACTCGCATGGGCGCGAGCGCGTGAATCCCGCACGTCGCGCCGACGTGGATATCATTACATTCCCCAGTATTGAGAACCCGAAGTTCCCGAAAGAAGAGTTTGAGCGTGCTCGTGCAACGCTGCCACCTTGGATGTTCAGGATGTTCTATCTCGGCGAGTGGGACAGACCTGCCGGCCTCGTGTATTCCATGATCACGGATGATCACTGGATCAACACAAGCCAGATGCCGAAGGGTTGGCAAGCGTGGCCCGGCTACGCGGGCGCCGACTTTGGTTATAATGCCCCACACGCCCAGGTTTACGGAGCGCACGATGCGGTCAGTGACATCCTCTACATCTTCGACGAGTATTATGCGACAGAACGAACAAACGCGCAGAATGCGAGAGAGGCGCCTCATCGAGAGCAGGTCACGATGGCGTGGGGCGACCCGGCTGCGCCCGAAGCCATCGCCGAGTTCGTGCATCAGCGATGGCGCATGACGGCGTGCCCGCGCCATGAGGTGGTAGAGGGACTCAAGGAAGTCTTCGAGCGGCTGGCGACCGGGCGCCTCTTCTTCGTCCGTGGCAGACTAACCGAGCTTTCTAAAGAACAGGACTCCTACGTCTGGGACGCAGAGCACCCCGATAAGGTCATCAAGATGAACGACCACGGCTCCGACGCCTTGCAGTATCTCTGTTGGGGGCTGAAAAGCTCTGGACGCTCGCTGCCCGATCAAGCGTTCTCTCCCGGGCGCATGGGCGGCTGGAAGCTCGAGGACCCCGGCATCCCGGAGAGCGCAGTGTCCGGTGGCTCGACCGCACGCATGTATCTCGGAACGAGGCAGGGGCTTCGGTCACGGTTGGCAGGGCTCCCCCGCCGGTTCACCGGCAGCCGCTAGTTGACGCGCCTTGACATGCCGTGCTATACTCTCATGTGGGAGAGGAGCACCGCTTCTCATGAGCTACCACTGCCAGCATTGCGGCCAGCGGTATGTCGGCTCGTACCGGGCTTCACACCTCAGCGTCTTCTGTGTCACCTGCTCAAAGTCTCTCCTGCACCAGTGGGTCTCGGGTACACTCGATGCGTTCTGTTGTATGATCGCGCAATGTAGCGCATCGCTGCCGGTCCTCAAGCTCTCTCGTTGGTACAGATTGATGAACAAAGTCTTCAAAGGCGAGGCGGTCATAAGGTGATGAAGGGACTGTACTCTCGCGCCACAGCCCGCCCGGCTGTTCCCTCCAGGTGGCAGAGGATGCGGCAACGCCGCCTGAACGAGCGTGGCCGTCTCACGCGCATAGACACGCTGCCGGAACATCATACATTCATCGATATGGGGTGTAGTCTCCACCCCACATGCTTGTCGTGTCCGCTCCCCGCTTGCCGCTATGATGTGCATGGCGGGGCGAAGGCAATACGCGCTCGATCCAGAGAGAAAGAGACTCGCGTCCTGCGAGATACGGGCATGACCGCAGAAAGCATCGCTGGCGTCCTAGGTGTCTCTCGACGCACGGTGTACCGGCTTCTATCTAAGGAGGCTATAGATGCCTGAAGACATCCCGACGCAACAGCAGTTAGGCGTCTCTGCGAACGGCGACAGACCAGGTTCGCCCTTCGCGGAGGTTGGCACGACCGGGCTGAAGCGGTTTGGCGGCGAGGTCCAAGAAGAGTTCGACCCGAATCTTAGGGGCGTCAGAGGCGTCCGCGTCTATGACGAGATGCGCCGCAATGACCCCGACATCGGCGCGATACTCTACGCGATCTTGCATGTCGCGCTGGGCTCCACATGGGCGGTTGAGGCGGCAAGCCCACAGCAGCCCGACATCGACGCTGCTGACTTCTTGCGCGAGTCCTTGTTTGAGGACATGTCGCACTCATGGCGTGACTTCGTGATCAACGCAATGACCTCGAATGCGTTTGGCTGGGCTCTCTTCGAGATCGTCTTCAAACAAAGGCTCGGCGCGGCCGAGACTCCGCCTTCGAGATACAGCGATGGACGCATAGGGATCAGAAAGCTGGGCTTCCGTGGACAGGAGACGCTGCTTAGATGGGAGTTCGACGACCACGGCGGCGTGCAGGGCATGATCCAGCAAGCGCCACCCGGCTTTAAGCTCGTCGAGATTCCTATTGCGAAGTCGCTCCTGGTGCGCGTATCGTCGGAGAAGAACAACCCGGAGGGCATCTCACTCCTCAGAAACGCCTACCGTCCCTACTACATCAAGACGAACATCGAAGAGATCGAGGTCATAGGCGCCGAGCGCGACATGACAGGTGTGCTGAAGATCATGCTCCCAGCGAACGCCTCGGAGCCGGACTTCAACAAAGCCCGCGAAATGGGCGAGCGATATCGAGCCGACGACCAGACCTATTTCCTGCTCCAACGCTTCGGGCCTCAACCACACGAGGGTTGGGATGTCGATGTGATCAAAACGCCAGGCCAGAAAGTCGTCGATACGGATAAGACGATCACGCGCTGTAGCACCCTTATCACGCGCTCTGTGCTGGCGCAATTCCTGACGCTCGGCCAGGGACGCACAGGCTCGTGGGCGCTCTCGACATCGCAGAAAGATTTGTGGCATCTGGCTGTTAAGGGGAGGCTCGATACGCTCCAGGATGAGATTAATCTCCATCTTGTTCCTAAACTCTTTGCGCTGAACGAGTTTCCCGATATTTCTGGATTGCCCAAGATCAGCCATACTGATCTCGGTGAGATTGACATGGAGAAGCTGACGCCATTCCTGAGAGTCTTGGGCGAGCTTGGCTTAATCAGCTCGACGCAAGAAGTCATCGAGCACCTGCACGACCGCGCTGGCTTGCCACCGCCCGACCCGGATGCTGCGAAGCAGCTTGAAGAGGAGCCTCCGCCTGAGACGACGAATAAGCCTAAAGACGAAGCGCAGCCTGGAGAGCCTCGGAATCTGCCGAAGAACACAGACCGGCAGCACCAGACGCCAACGACGCTGGGGAGGCCGAACAAGTAATGGGAAGATATCCTGGCGCTGTGTGGGCTAACGCCTACCGGATAGATCCCGGCTACCCCTATATGGACTTGTACGAGTTATCGAAGTTGGAGGAGCACATTGCTCTGCACGGCTCACTCCCAAACTGGAAGGTGTTAGAGTTGATCGGGTGCTATCAGGCAACTGGCATACCACAACGGCTAGGTGAGATCCCTCCGATATGGCCTGCATCTGTGTCTTTGGGGGACGACGGAACATGAAATATTACGCCGCTCACGAGGGCTCCTAATCATTCGCATTGAGCTACTAGCAGACCATGACTGAAGTAAGCCTAACACTCAAGCAGCATGGCTACCAGCGAGCGCTCGATCTGCTCAGCCCTGGTCGTATGCGCCGGACGCTCGACGGAGCTTTGGGCTTGGCGGCGCGGCACATGCTCAAAGTGATCCGGGCGGACTCGCGCGTCGATACAGGCTACTACAAGGGCCGCTGGTGGCAGGATAGAGTCGCTTACGATGAGAGGCGTATCTCGAACGATGCCCCGTATGCCGAGTACGTGACGGGCGCCTCGATGAGCACAACGCTCCCAGGCGGTAGAAGGCGTGGCGCTGGCGATGCGTTCATGAGGAAGATCAAGCGCCAGCAGGCTTCTGCGATCAAGGCCATTATCGAAGAGCGCGTCTTTCGGGAGTTCAGATGATGGCTCATGTCCATCATTGGAAGCTCGGTACGCCCGCTCCCGAGACGACGATTACTCTCGGAGATTGTTCATGTGGTGCGGTGCGAGAGTTCGACTCCACGAAGCTGATGAGGACGGGCGTGGGCGTCTTGCATCTGCATAGCAACAGGAGATGTCCGCTCTGCGGGCGCGCTCTGAACAGCAACATTCATAAGATGCTGTGCGCGGGAAGCAAGGCTATCAGAAATGCCTAAGGTGCTGCACCAACACATGCACCTCTTTATCTGCGACCGCAATGAGTTGCATGTTTTGAGGCTGGTCTGCCATGAGCGGTTGGCGATCTGCCCTGAATGTGGAGCGGCTGGCAGGATGATCGTCGTAGAGGCACAGAATGAGGAGACATCATGAGCGAGCAAGACAATGCAGCCCCTTGTGTCTCTGGTGAGCACCGCTGGTCGCCCACTGGTGTCTGGGACGATGGCAGACTTTACGCTCCCTGTCTACGAAATGCTTGCTGTGCCGAGCTTGAACTTGTGCAGCACACCCGCATCGTCGAGGGCCGTGGCTTGTGGCTGGATGGAAAGCTCCTCGATATCGACGATGATGAATCGGGTGGCGTAGCTAAAATCGTGCTCAGAGAAGCCTATTCGCGCTTTGATGATGGCTGGCTTCCCGAGTTCTCCGCTGAGGAAGACACTATCATTGACGTAGGGGCGCACGTCGGCGTCGTCAGTATTTTTCTTGCGAAGAAGTACTCGGCGTCTCGCATCATCGCGTTTGAGCCCGAACCGATGAACTTCAAGAGGCTGGTTAGGAACCTTAAAGCAAACGGCTGTGACGGCAGGGTAGTGGCGAAGCCGTATGCTATCAGCGCTGCTGGAGGTACCCTGTTGCTGTCAGGCTCTCATGCAACGAATAGTGGGGGCTTCTCGGCATTCACTCGTGGACAGGGCGTGCGTGCGCCAGTCTCATCTCGGACGCTTCGCTCCGTGCTTGATGAATATGCTCGGAGCGGTTGTACCTTACTCAAGATGGACTGTGAGGGTGCGGAGCACAGTATCTTGCACACCGATCCGTCCGTGCTCTCCAAAGTCAGGTTCCTCTCAGGCGAGTTTCATATCAATACGACGCTTGAGGAGCAGGGTTACAGTATCGAGAGGCTGCTCGAACTTGTCTATTCTTATATCCCTAGAGCCCACGTGCGGGTGAATGCTTGTAGGATCTCCGACTAGTGTATGTCCTCCGGCGCACCGTAGGAACCTCCGTTACGATCTTGGCGTCTGATACCCCGATTAGAGTCAGGCTTGCTGGCATCGACTGGTTGGGCGCGTGTGCGCTGCTCCAGGTGTTCAGGGGGCTGGATGGCGAGCCTGAGTTGTTAGAGCTTGGCCCCGGCGAGCGTCATGAGTTGCACCCCGATGTCCAGATGCAGTTGCTCCGGCTCGCGTATGCGACGAACAGCGGGACGCCTGCTCGCGTAGCTGAGTTCGGCTTCGATGCACCTAGATCGATACTGATCCAGCGGACGGAGACAATGGGGTAGGTCTGACACAGGGCTACACAGCGCCCGATCATGGTTCTTGACAGCGAGAGGGTATATGTGCTAGTACGTACATGATGAGGAGCAGTCGCGCAAGACGTGGCTAAACTCCGAGCAAACGCCATAGATGGATGATCCAGATTGCCGTCTGTGGCGTTTCTTTATGTAGGAGGCAGCGGTGCCATACTCAGGGCCCGACGACAAATCGCTCCCGAGCAACGTCAAGAAGCTAAGCTCAAAGCAGAGGCGGCAATGGGTGCATGTCTTCAACTCGGCCCATAAGAGTTGCCTGGCGAAGGGAGGCAAGAACTGTGAGGCGTTCGCGTTCAAGAACGCTAACGGTGTGATGATGAAGGGCTCCACGTATGCGGCGATGCTCGGGGGTGAGGACGCGCTCGGGCGAGCGTTCATCGAGCTGGAGGGCGCTGAGCCTCCTGAGACGATTAATGTCTTCCCCGCACCTGGCGTCTATAAGCACCCGCTGTGGGGCGACGTTGAGGTCACGGAGGAGGGCAACGAGAAGTTCGTCGAGCACTTCAACGATCAGATTTACCAAGAACACGTCCCCATCGACGCTGAGCATGAGACGAAGCTGTCGGGCGCTGTGGGCTACATCAAGAAGCTCACGACGAACGCTGACGGCAGCATCGAGGCTGAGGTTGAGTGGACGGAGCGTGGGCGAAAGCTCATCGAGGACGACTCGTTCAAGTACGTCAGCCCCGAATGGTACGAGACCTGGAAAGACCCCGCGACCGGAGACGAATACGAGAACGTCTTGATTGGAGCAGCGCTGACGACCAGGCCATTCTTTAAAGGACTGCGCTCGCTCGTGGCAAGCGAGGGGCGCTGGTACGACGTTGACTCGGACGAGCGGACGCCCCTCATCAAGAGCACCGTCGAAGGTATCTCATACAACGATGTGCAGTCGATGGTGATGAGCGCGGCTAGGCACAAGTTCCCTGGCATCTTCGGTTCTCAAGCTGGTGGCGGCTGGCTTGTCGATCTGTGGGACGATTACGCAGTCATCAGCAGTGGCGACTGCTACTACCGCGTGGACTTTTCGTTTGAGGGCGAAGAGGTCACATTTTCCGGTCAGCCGAGGGAGGTGCAACGCCGGACAGTTTGGGAAGACTCGCCGCATCAGGGGCGTGACTTCTCGCCGGAGAAGCGGGAGGAGCTTGCGTCAAAGGGGTATGCCATGCCAGATGGCTCGTACCCCATCGTGACTGTCGGCGATCTGAAGAACGCCATCAAGGCGGTTGGACGATCCAAGGCCAAGGAGGTTGTAAAGAGACATATCACGAAGAGAGCGCGAGCACTGGGCAGAACAGACTTGCTGCCGGAAGATTGGAAGGGCAGCACGAAGGACAAAGCAGCGAAGGAGGATCAAATGACGGTAAACGTCGATGAGCTTGAGATCGACAAGCTCCCAAAGAAGGATCAGACAACGCTCTTCCAGCGCCTCGCATCGTCGCTTAAGGCGACCGTGAAGTTCGGCCATGATCCAGAGCCGGGCAAAAACGGAGACGGTGACGAGGACGACACGGAGGAGCCAAAGCCGGAGCCGAAGCCGGAAGGCGAAGAGCCTAAGCCAGCCGAGGGCGCTGCGATGACCGCAGCGGAGGGAGTGGCGTTGAGGACTGCGCTTGCCAGCGAGAAGAAGGCGCGGGAGGCTGCCGAGAAGCGCCTGACCGGCCTTGAGCAAGAGCGCCAGACGCAGCGATTCCGCGATGTCATTCTTGGGCGCGACGAAGACTCGGTAAGGCAAGCGCAGGAGTCCAGCGTGGCGCTGCATCCGATGGTCGGCGATCATGCGGCGAAGCTCCAAATCATGCGAGCGCTCGCCGAGACGAAGGGCGAGGACTCGGCTGAGTTCAAGGCGTACATCGCAAGCGAGCGAGAGCATGCCAGCCAGATTCACCAGTCGGGGCTCTTTGGCGAACGGGGCGTCGATTCAACGGGAGAACCTGCTGGTGGCAGCGTAGTCAAGGAGATGAAGTCGCGCATCGAAGCGCTCCTTGCTACCGGCATGAAGGAAGATGAGGCTATCGCAAAGATCGCCACTGAGGACAAGAGCCTGTACGACCGCTACGACAAGGAGATCTCGGGCCGTCGCGGCGGGTACGTTGGCACGGGCTCATAGAGATCAAGAAGGGAGGAACGCATAGATGGCGCTGAACAGGCTGATCAAGTCAGTCACACTGCCCGCGAGCGGAGACCTGTCAAGCAACCAGCATCGCATCATGATCGAGAATGACGACGGAAGGCTGGTCGCAGGCGTGAACGCCGCTACACCGTTCGTAGGTGTCCTGCTCAACAAGCCCGCAGCGGTTGACCGAGAGGGAGAACTCGCCATCTCGGGGAGCATCGTCAAGCTCGAAGCGGGCGCTGCGGTCGCCGAGCGTGATGCGATCACGGCGGTCGCTGGAGGTCGGGGCTCTCCGACGACCACGGCAGGCGACTACGTTGTAGGGCGTGCTCTAACACCAGCGGCGGCCTCCGGTGTGCTCTTCGAGGTGATGGTCAACCCTGACCGCTTCTCGGGCACATCGGTGTAACGTAGAGAAGAAGGGAGGTAACGAAATATGCCACAGCCAGATGTGGGCGATGTGCATGTTAATGCGCTGCTGACGAATGTTAGCATCGCGCACCTGAACAAAGAGGAGTTCTTCATTGCGGACAAGTGCTTTCCGCTTGTAGGAGTGGATAAGCAGTCGGATGTGTACGCGGTGTACACGAGAGGCGACTTCTTCCAGGGCGCTGAAGACGCGCAGGCGATGCGCCATTTGCTCCGTGCTCCGGGTACGCGAGCGGCGGTCGCTGGGTATCGCATCGACAACAGCAACTCGTATCGATGTGACAACTTCGCCATCGGCGTCGAGGTCCCGGATGAGCTTCGCGGCAACGCGGACGCTCCGTTCAACCTCGACCGCGAAGCGACGATCCTGGCGACGCAGATTCAGCTCATCCGCCGTGAGCGAGCATTCGCTGCGGACTTCATGGCGGGGAGCGTGTGGGGGACGACCAAGACGGGGACGACAGACTTTGTGAAGTGGTCGGACTACGGTGGCTCAGACCCGTTTACTGATCTGGAAGATGGGCTGGACGCTGTGGAAGCCGCGACAGGCCAGCGTCCGAACAAGCTCATCATGGGCGCTCTTCCGTGGAGGCGCTTCAAGCATCACCCAGACCTCGTTGACAGGATCAAGGGCGGCGCAACGACCGGCCAGCCCGCTCTTGTGCAGCGCCAGCTTCTCGCCTCGATCCTTGAGATCGAAGAGGTGTTGGTCGGCAGAGCGATCTACAGGTCGAGCGCGGAAGGTGCGTCTTTGACATTGGCGCGAGTCATCGACGACGATGCATTGCTGCTCTTCGCCACTCCCACGCCTGGTCTGATGACGCCGACGGCGGGCATCTCGTTCTACTGGAGGCCGCTTACAGGCGGAGGCGTCCAGTTCATGAGGAAGTATCGCATGGAGCCTGAGAAGAAGGACGTGATCGAGGCGTTCAGCTACATTGACCAGAAGGCCACAGAGACAGAAAGCGGATACTTTTTCGCTGATTGTGTGGACTAGCTAGAGTAAACAGAAAGGAGGACGATCCAATGACAGAAGATCGCAAGAGACGCAAGCGCCGCGAGGCATCTTCTATTGACGAGCCATCGCCAGCTCCAGGTGCGCCGCCTAAGAGCCGTGTCGAAAGTCGTGTAGGGCTGTGGGTTGTCAACTCAGGCCGGATGAAGCAGTATGGAGACTACGTAATCGAACGTGTTGGGCAAGTCGTCCGGAGGCAATATCTCAGGAACGACGAGTTGCTCCTCAAGCACGGCTATGTGGTTCCGTTACAGGAGCACATGGAAGCTCGCCGGTGTGAATCATGTGGGCTGACGTTCACTGGGAGCGTCATGTCGGGGCCGTACAAGGCGCATCTGGAATACGCGAGGCACGACATGGCGAAGGTCGATCTCGACACAGGACTCCAAGCGCCAGACGGGCGCAAGCCTCGTGTTGGCGACCCCGGTGCCGATCCAGATGTCGAAGACCGAAGTGACTGGGATCTCGAACCGGAAGGCGCTCCCGCTGAACGTAAGCTCGAAGAAGAATCGCCTCGCGGTGTGCGTCTCTCTCTCGGAAACCGCTAGGAGGTAACGTATGGGCATCGAGAAGATCAGACGCAGACTACATATCGGAGGCAGCGTGACCATTGGCGCGAACGCCGACAGTGGGCTGAGGCGCCTTGCTGCCGGAGTCATCGGGCCACTGTCGGGGGATACGCTCGCTGTAGATAGTAGCACGGCAGTCATCGGCACTGCGGCTCTGTTCGGCGTCGCAGGCGCTATTGTTCTGAGGCAGCGCGGCGCGGGGACTCCGTGCGTCGCTTTTCGGCATAGCGATGGCACCGTCTATCAGCTCTACTTCGCCGCCGCGGGAGGCGCGGTTACGGGAACACCCGTTACGTAGCAGGGAGGATTCGTATGGCAGGGCCACGACTTCAAGAGTTCAGAATCAGTCTCGATGATGCCGATCTTCGCCGATGCGAAGAGGCGGGCATCGCTCCAGGCGAGCTTGTCACATCCACCGTGCGAGCGGCGATTGCGGCGCTTGCGCCGCCCATCGCTCCTGTTGCTGCTGAGGAGTCCGCAGGCTCCGAGTCGGACGACGCTGTAGCCGGTGGAGTCGAAGAGGAGTCCGCAGGTGGGGAATCTTAGACGAACGCACGTTAAGCCACTCGCGCCTACCGCGCTCTCGACAACGATAGCCGCCGTCTGGGATCCGCCTGCGGGGCGCCGTGTCCGGCTCATGGGGATTGGCAATATCAGAGAGACGGCGGGGACGGCATTGACTATCGCCGTCACGAATGGCACGGCTGCGGCGGCGGGCACTCTGGGCTACTTCGGTGTTGCCGCCAACGGCGTCACAGACGACCTTGACTTCGGAGACGCGGGTCTTTACGCAGACCTCGACGCCGTGCTCGGTTTCAAGACGCTCGCAGGGGGAGGCACTGTCACCTGCACACTCGTTGGGCGTGAAGAACGGTTCTAGTGCATGTCAGGAGGATCCTATGGTAGAGACAGAAATGCGGCACGTCGTCGTGTTGCGGGACTTCTCGTATGTTGAGAGGCAAGCTGAGGAAGAGTTTGCGATAGAGTGCTTCTTGCAGAGCGCACCTGAGACAGTGGAGTACAAGGTGCTCCCACCAGGATTCGTGGAGCGGGGCGACATCGAACAGGCTGATGTCATCATCTCGTTCGGCATTAAGCGATACCCAGATCAAGTCTTCGAGAGCCTGTTAGCCCATCCCCGCCATGTCCATGTCGCTCAGGACTGGTGGGAGCCGGTGCAGCCGCAGAGCAGATGGCGCAACCGTCTTTTGGAGGGCGCTCGTGCCGTCGTCTTCTACAGTCCGCTCCACGCCAAGCGATATCAGAGGCTCTACCAGATCGAGGCAAATACCCATATCGTGCCTATCCCGATGCCAGCTAGTAATGAGATGTGCCGCGATGGATCGGAGCCCGTAGATGCCGCGCTCTGGTGTGCTCCCTGGCACCCCGACAATGGCAGCGACATCCTGATCAGGTGGTCTGCGCGAGAGGAGAAGCTCGTCCACGCTTATGGGCTTGGTGTTCCGATAGGGATGATCACGCCAACAATCGAGGGTTGTGGGGGCATCGCTCTCAGGGACAATGCGGCTGTGGCTGTCTTCCAGCGGTACTCACAATTCGTCTTCTTCCCAAGGACACCTGTGCCATTTGGACTTCCAGCCTTGCTCGCGTATGCGCTCGGACTCGAAGTGTCATACTCTGGCGAGATTGGCTGCCTGAGCTTCGGAGACCCAGACGCGCTCATCGACAAATGCGCTGGCGCGGCGCAAGAGTTCTGGCGCGTAGTCGAGGAGGCGATAGCATGAGTGTGACTCCATTCACGGAAGCCCTCGCTCCGCTCACCGTGCTCCCCGGTGACGCGCTCATGTATGGGCCTGGTATGATGCGCGAGCCTCATTGGAAGTGGAGCATCAAGCCATCGTCCTCATATATCCTCAAAGTCGAGGATGCGTCCGATGGGGCGCCGCAGTCGATCTTACGTATCTTCATTCGGTTGTTGAAGAGCGATACGAGGACGTTTCGCGCTGTAGGCATTGGTGGCGTCTGGACGAGGCCCGAGTCTCGTGGGAGAGGCCATGCGACAGCGCTTCTCAAAGCGACGGTGGGCAAGTTGCGGGAGGAGCAGCCAAGCGCTGATCTCGTGATTCTTCATGCGTCACCACGCAGTCTCTATAACCGATTCGGGTTCATGCAGATCGCCGATGATCTACTTGCGAACGCCTTACATGGAGACATACACATCGCTCCCGGAAACTGGCGCGTCGAGCCGGAGGAGCACTTCTGATGATTCCTCTCTTCAAAGTGATGATGGCTCCGGGCGTGGAGGATCGCGTTGTGGAGACGCTCCACTCAGGCTACATCGGGGAGGGGCCGAGGGTCGCCGAGTTCGAAAAAGCACTAGAGCCGGTTTTGGGCGCTCAGGTGCTCTGCACAAACTCTTGCACGTCGGCACTCGATCTCGCCTATCACCTGATCGGATTTGGGCATGGCGATGAAGTAATCTGCACGCCGATGACATGCCTCGCTACGACAATGCCCTTGGCTCTCAGGGGCTGTAAGATCGTCTGGGCTGACGTGGACGAGCTGACGGGCAACATCTGTCTCAATGATGTCCTCGCCAAGATCACGCCTGAGACGAAAGCTATTATCTGCGTGGACTGGGCTGGGCGTCCTTGTGATTATCCTCTTCTGCGCTCGCAGATGCCTCGTCATATCCCGATAGTCGAAGATGCCGCCCATGCGTTTGGAGCGTCGCTTGCCGACTTGCCGTTGGGACTCATAGGGGGGGACTACATCGCGTGGTCGTTCCAGGCGATCAAGCACTTGACGACTGGCGACGGAGGAGCGCTCAAAACTCTCCCACGCGAGCATGAGCGTGCGAGGCTTTTAAGGTGGTACGGGCTCGACCGGCGCGACTCGACAGCCATGCGATGCTTACAGCAGGCGCCTGAGCCTGGGTTCAAGTACCAGATGAACGACATCGCCGCGTCCATCGGGCTGGCTAACCTCCCCGAAGCAGTCGCATCGGTCAAGATACGGCGGTGGAACGCTCGGTACTACGATGCGTTCTTGCCACGAGAATTCACGGCAGCATACGATCCAGGCGCTTCGTACTGGCTCTATACGATCTTAGTGCCTGAACGAGATGCGTTTATCTCATACATGGAGCGAGAGGGCGTCCAGGTAAGCATGGTTCACTCTCGAAACGATTTACAAGACATCTATCGGGAATGGCGCGTGTCGTTACCAGGTCTCGATAGGTTCTCAGAGCGACAGGTTTCCATCCCTGTTGGCCCGTGGCTTGGCGTAGCTGACTTGGAACATGTCGTATCGCTCATCCGAGCATGGGCGAGTGATCATGGCATCACAGTTGAGCGACACGAGAGCGTCCATGCTTAGTGACCTGATCTCCGTCATCATGAGCACGGTAGACCCGCTTCAAGAGAGAACCCAGCGGGCGCTTAGGCACCTCACACAGAGCACGGTGCCATACGAGATTATCCTCCTTAGCCGCAACTACCAATGGAAATCAGGGCCAGTCGCTAACCAGGGTATTTCTGCTGCTGTAGGAGGCTACGTCGCGTTCTGTTGTGATGACTGCTTCGTAGACCCTGATGCGCTCGAACACCTCAAACGAGCGCTCAAGGATCAGTCGGTCGGTGTCGCCGGAGCACTCTTGCGATACCCCGATGAGCAGACCGTCCAGCACGCGGGCGCAGTTGTAAGAGTGGTTCCAGTGATGGGAGTTCTGGGCAGACAAGTTAGCATTGGCGCTGCTCACATCGCACATCATGAGCCCCTGCGGGAGTTCATCTCACAAGACGTAGACTGCGTGACAGGCGCTCTCATGATGACGCGGCGCGATGTGCTGGATCGCATTGGCTGGTATGACTCTGACTGCGAGCTTGCATGGGGAGACGTGGATTTCTGCCTACGAGCGTGGCAGGGGGGCTTCCGCGTCAGGTTCGTCGCTGAAGCGAAGGCGATCCACATCGAGAGCGCGACGCGAGGCAAGCGAATGGGGAGTGGCGAGTGGTTCCTCAAGAAGTGGAGTGAGCATCTTCAGAAGTCATCGCTGGCTAGACCAGCGGCAGTAGCAGGAGGATGATCCTATGGCTAAGAAGAAAGGTCTACGTATCCTGTGGAAGTCAAACGCCCCCCACGTTGGCTCCGGCTATGGCGTGCAGGCGAATAGCCTGCTCCCCCGTCTGGCGCAGCACCCGAATGTCGAAGAGATCGGCATCTTCGGCTATTACGGTATCGCAGGAGGTATCTGCGTACTGCCGGTCGGCGAGAACATCCCTGGTGTCCAGAGCAGGATGATGGCGCACTATCCAGTCAGCGGGTCTGACGGCTGGGGGAACGATGTCGTGTGGGAGCACGCCAGGCACTTCGATGCAGACGTGATTATCACACTCATGGACGTATGGGTGCTCAAGCAAGACTACGGACACGGAGGCTTCTTATGGGTGCCCTACGCGCCAATCGACCACGAGACGATCCCTCCACAGGTGCTCGATAGGCTGCGGCAGACGTATCACCCGGTCGCGTACAGCAAGCACGCCGCTGGGCTTTTTGCCGAAGCGGGTCTCGACTATCACTATATCCCGCATGGGGTCGAGACGAGTATCTTCAAGCCTTATGACAGGGGTGGAAAGATTCAGGCGAAGAAGTGGCTTGAGTTTGAGCCTGATGTCTTCTTGGTCGGCACGGTTGCGAGGAACGCGGGCTGGCCGTCTCGAAAAGGCTACCCGGAGCTGTTCGAGGCATTCGCCGTCTTCCATGACAAACATCCTGAAGCTCGTCTCGTCGCGCACACGGAGATGATCGACACACGCTACAGCGGGATGAACCTTTCAGCGCTCGCAAAGCTGTATGGCATCGACGACTTCGTGCGCTTCTCGCGCCCATATGTCAACCTCACTGGGTTCTCGCCCCGCGAGATGTGCAGGTTCTACAACGCGATGGACGTATTCTGCTTGCCCAGCATGGGAGAGGGGTTTGGCATCCCTCTCATCGAGGCGCAAGCATGTGCCGTGCCGGTGATTACGACAGACTGGACAGCGTGCGCTGAGCTGTGTGGCTCCGGCTGGCTGGTGCGCGTGGGCAAGAAGATCCCTACGCTGCTTCAGGCGTTCCAAGCCTATGCCGATGTCGATGCGCTCATCTTTGCGATGGAGGATGCATACCGCACTCTACACAACGCGGATTTGCGCGAGTCGAAGCAGCAGCGGGCGCGAGAGTTCGCTATGCAGTACGACTGGGAGCACCTCGTCAAAGACATGTGGTACCCATTCATCGACTGGCTGTGGGAGCGTGTGCAAGTCAAGACGCTACGGCGTCCTGCTAAGCTGACGCTTCTTCCGCCTGAGCCCATACAAGCCCTGACGGAAGTAGGAGTGCGAACGTAGATGGCTCCCTACTCGGCATACGAAGTACAAGCGGGCACCTCTGTGATCAAGTCAGTCGAAGCACACTGCCGCCACCTGACTGTTGGAGGCACATTCTCGGCCACTGGCACGCCGCCACTGGGTCGTGTCGAGCAGTGGATCGACGAAGCCTACTACGGCCTCCAGATGGAGCTTACGAAAGAAGGCTATAGCGTCACCGTCCCCGCATCGGCGACTGCGGCGCTCTCATTCTTGGAGCGGCTGAATGTCTATGGCGCAGTGATGCAGATCGAGATGGCTCATCCGGTCACGGGGCGTGGAGAGCCGAATGAGCGTTATGAGGCATATCGTGATCTGTACGACAAGGGCGTTACGATGCTTGCGTCGGATGCGTTGTCCGTCTTGGGCGTCACCAGGTCTGTCGATCTCTCCGAGTATGTGGGGGTCGGCGGGGTCAGCAGAGCCAGGAAACTTACGGTCTACGACGATTCAGACGCCGTGCAGTCGAGGTTCAAGCGCGGCTTCGGTAGAGATCCTAGAATCGGTAGGATCATCGACGACTCCGGGACGGTGTTGCCATGAGCTATGAGACAGTCGAGACTGGCCTCGCCACGCAGATCAAAGCACTCTCGGCGTTCGACGATGATCAAGTCTCTCAAGGCAACTTTCTCATCCTCGGCTACGGGCATCCCCATGCCGCAGTCATCGAGTATAACGGCTTCAGAGCGGTGCGAGACTCGTCAGATGTCGATACGCTCTTCGTCTGGACAGCCAGAATTAACCTCTACGCTCGTTATACGGACGATGATGGAGCGAACAACGCGCTCAGGGATAGGCGAGACGAGATCGTCACTCGCATCTTGCAAAACCCGACGTTGGGCGCCACAGCTCTTGACTCGATGCCTGTACGTGGTGAGCGAGAAGACGAAGAAGTCAGGATAGGCAATGTCGTCTTCCTGCACGAGTGGATAGATGTCGAGATCGAAGAGCGGGTGAACGCATGAACCGCATCGAGATCGGTGGCAACACGACGCCGCGAGAAGGTTACATCCAGGTGGATGTCATGCATCGCCCGGATGTGCTCGCCGACATTCGAGCGCTTCCATTCAGGGGTCTCGACGAAGTGTACGCCTCGCACGTGCTTGAGCACCTGCCGAACAGCGACGTGGTGCCCGCTCTGAAAGAGATGCGACGCGCTCTAAAGCCGGAAGGCTGTCTCGAAGTCTGGGTGCCGGACTTGCTTTGGACGTGCCGGAAATTCGCAACGGCTCGCTCACAAGAGGAGCGTTGGGGCATCGTTCTCTATACGCTCTACGGCAGTCAGGAGGATGAAGGCCAGTATCATAAGACCGGCTTCACACCCTGGCGCCTCATCCAGTGTATGACGATGGCTGGGTTCAGGCAAATCTCGGCTCGTAGAGAGCGGCGTAGCAATAGAGCGCACGATCTCGGCTGGCGAGCGGGCCTGAGCAAAGCAAATATCCGATATAGCCCAATGGAGATCGTGGCTGTAGGCATTAACTAGGAGAAATTGTGAAAATCCTTGCTGTCTCTCCCATTCCTGAATACGCCACACGCGATGTCTGGCGAGGTCAATGTGCGGGGTTTGAGCAGCTTGGCTGCGAAGTCACGAGGATGGAGTACGGCAAGGTCTGGCAAGCGTTTGCCGACTTCTCGGAGATGATGGTCTGCACGGGGCGTTCGCGGTTTGGCTCCGTTGATGTGAACCTCATGGCGGGAGACAGAATCGTCATGGCGGCACTCGTGTTGGAGGTCGATCTTGTCTGGCTCGTCGCGCCTATGCATGTGTCACCTACGACGCTGAAGGTCTTGCAGTCGCTCCGCAAGCTGGGCATCAAGACGGCGATCTACTTCACAGAATGCCCATACGACGATGACTCCTGGCAACTGAAGTTCGCTGAGCTGTGCGACTACGCCTTCATCTGCGATAACATCTCGCTCCCAGCGTTCTTGGAGAAGAACTCCCATAGCTTCTACGTCGGCCACGCCTACGACCCCGCGCTCCACTACCCTCCTGCGAATGGCATGAAGCCGGACATCGACGTGTCGCTTGTTATGACCCTGTTCCCGAGCCGCGTCAAGTTTTTGGAGCAGGTCAACTGGGATGGCATCGACATGCATCTCTATGGCATCACGCCGTTAGGGAACATGTCACCGCTGCGGAAGTTCGTCCGAGGTGGCGTATTGCTGAACGACGCGACGACGAGGCTCTACCATCGTTCGAGGATAGGAGTGCAATTCCATCGAAACGACTCTATCACAGGTGAGAGGCTGATGCGAGCGATCCAGCGAGGCGAGCGCGGCATTCTTGGCGCTGTGCCGAACGAGAATCTCGAAGCGTACAGTATCGCGCCCCGCTGCTATGAGCTTGCAGCGTGCGGAACATTTCAGGTATGTGATGAAGGGAGGGCAGAACTGCGAGAGGTTTTTGGTGACTCCGTGCCGACGTACAGGACGCCGGACGAGTTAGGTCTGCTGCTACGGAGACATTTGGATGATCCTGTGCGTCGAGAGGAGCTGGCGCAGGCGCAACACGAAGCCGTGAAGCCTTACACCTTCGAAGCTCGGATGCGTCAGGCGCTCGAAGCTCTGTAACGGAGGAGGACGTAGCACATGGCAGGGCCAATTAAGTGGAGGAACGCATATCTCTACTGGAATAGCGCATTCGTCACTGAAGGCACCGCGATCTCGGTCAGCTTCGATAGGGAGTGGATCGAGGATACGGCTTACGGCGACACAAACAGGACATACCAGCCTGGATTCGGCGACTTCGAGATGACCGTCCGGAGGCACTACGACCAGGCCGGGTTCAGGGGCATGGAGTCGGACGCCATCGCCAACAGCCCAACACCCCGATCGTTCTACATGTACCCAGATCGGGGCGTGACGACGGACTACTGGTATGGCTCCGGGTATGTCTCTCTCGACGATCATGGAGGCGACATGGGCGGACTCTGGGACGAGTCGTACACGATCCGACCAGCGACACAGGTGTTCCATCAGGTTTAAGCAGCTCTAGTGTCCTAGTAGAAGGAGGATCCTAATGGCACTCAGACGAGAGCGCAAGACCAAGAGACTTTGGTTCGGTGAGGACTGGATCGATGTCCGAACTGAACGCATGTATCGGGATACGGTCGAAGCGCAACGAGCCGCAGCAGCTAAGGTCTCCGCAAGCAGGGGCAAAGATCGAGCTGCTGCGGCTCAGGTGGACTTCGACATCAGCGCATTCAACCTGTCGCTCCTGACGCGCATGATCGTCGCTTGGTCTGAAGACATGCCGATCAACGAGGAGACGGTGCAGGAGATGCCTGATAAGACTATTCAGCAGGTCCTGTCGGTCATCCTTGGAACGGAGCCGGAGGAGCAGAAGGCCCCTTTAGAGAACAGCTCTACCTCAGCATCGGCGTCGCCAGACGAAAGTTCGTCGTCGGAGGAGAAAGCGCTTACTGGCCCAGCCAGATGATCTATCTGCTCTTGATGGAGCGATGGAAGCTCTCGTTTCAAGAGCTATGTGCGACGCCACAGTGGGTCATCGAGGATATGCTGCTTGTCATGGAAGCAGAACATCTGGTTGAAGAAGAACCTGATGTGAAGAGGCGATAGAGTCGTGCCTGAACGAATCGAACTTGGGTTCCGCATCCGCGACGAGGGCTCCGGGCAGATAAAGAAGCTCTCGCAGGAGCTAAAGAACCTCAATGCCTCGATCAATGCGGGCACGAGGAGTACTGCCGCCTCCGCCGCCACGCTGAAGCAAGCCAAAGAGATGGCGGCGAAGTTTGGCCTTGTACTAGTCAAAGATACGGCTCCTGCTGTAAAAGCGACAGCAGCGCAACTTGATGCTCTCACGCGCTCGGCTGCGGCCATGGATCACAGTGTCAGGCAGGCGAGCGGCGCATTCGGCTTGTCACGAGCGGGCGCGGATGCATTCACCAGAGCAGCGACGCGAACGACCGCCGCGCTTGGCTTCATCAGCCCGACCGCCGCCACCGCCGCCGCGCAACTTGACGGCCTGTTCCAGCTTAGTGCGACGGGGACGCTCATTCTGGCGGGGGCGTCTGTAGGCGCGATTGCACTCGCCACCGGACTCTATAAATCCACTCAGGCTGCTATTGCATTCGAGTCGAGCTTCGTAGGCATCAGGAAGACGGTCGAGGCAACTGATGAAGAGTTCGCAGAGCTAGGGCGACAGAACCGCGCACTCGCCATCTCTCTGGGCACGAACGTCAATACGATCAACAATGTCGGACGGGCTGCGGGGTCTTTGGGCATTGCTGTAAAGGACATCGTGCAGTTCGAGCGGATCATTATTGAGCTGGCGAGCGCGTCTGAGGACCTCTCAGCGGATGAGGCGGCCGCCTCCTTCGGCAGGCTGGCTTACACTCTCAGCCTCTCCGTCGATGATATCGACCGTCTGACCAACGAGGTGGTTGATCTCGGAAACAAGTTCACTGCGACAGAGGGACAGATCACTGAGCTGCTTAATCGCATCTCGGGCGCAGGCGCCGTCCTAAAAATCTCCGGCGCTGATCTTGTCGGAATTGCGGCGGCAATGTCGTCTGTGTCGAAGGATGCGGAGGCGTCGGGCTCGGCAATCCAACGAGTGCTCTTGGCGATGCAAGGAGCAGCAGTCAAAGGCGGTGACGAACTCAAGGTCTTCTCCGGTCTACTAGGCCTGACTGGTGAGCAGTTCCGCGAGCTTGTGCGGACGGATCCCACAGAAGTCTTCACGCGCTTTGTTGAACAGCTCGCAGCTTCCGGCGAAGAGGCGCAACTCTGGCTTGAGGCCTTAGAGTTAAGCGATGTACGGCTCACCCGAGAGTTCCTCAGATTGGCTGCGGCAGGTGGACTGCTTCGAGATGTCATTGATGAAGGACGTACTGCCGTTCAGGAGAGTTCGGCGCGTCACGAAGAGTTCCAGAAACAATTAAATACGACGGCGGGACAACTTAATGTCGCCAAGGCAGCAATCGGCGACTTAGCGATTGAAGTTGGAACCGTCCTGTTACCCTATATTACCCTCACAGCCCAGATAGTGGCTGACTTCGCTGCCGCGCTACGCGAGTTGGGGGATGCTGCCGGATACGCGACCGATAAATTAAACCTTCTGTCGGTAAGTTTACCAGGTCCCCTCCCCGACATCTCGGTAGGGAAGATGGTTGGGGAGACAGCTAGACAAATCCTTGACCCAACTCCTGGGCCCCTTAAGGCGATTAGACAGCTTTACGGACATATAGACACCCTCCAAGGTCTCTTCCGAGATCAGGAGGAAGCGACTAGAGACGCTGACATCGCCACCACGAACTTTGTTGGTGCAATGAGTGCGGCAAGTGGAGGTGCTTCCACTCTCGGTAGCAACCTCGGCGGACTTGCGCCAGATATCAGCGCGATTGGAACTGCTGCTGAGGACGCTCGCAAGAAGCTTTTTGCAATGTTCAGCGAGCCGACGGTAGAAGAAGAGAAGGCGAGACTCACGCTGCTTGGCTTGCAGCAGGAGCTGAATAACCTTCGGACGCTGCCGCGCCCGTGGACACAGGCTGAGAAAGATCGCGTCGATGTCTTGCAGAATAACCTCATCCCAGCGCAGCAGGCGTATATTGAGAAGGAACGCTTAATAGGAGAGGTAGCTAAGACGACGGCGAACTTGCAGTTAGGAGGACTGAAAACTCAACAGGAATTAACCGATGCGATAGAAGCGGGAACACGAGCCTATGGAGACTTGGCTTCTGGCGCGACGGCGGCAGGTGCGGCAGAACGCGCTGCCGCAGACGCAGCATGGATGGAGCTTAAAACCCTAGTTTCGCGGGCAAGTCCGCTGGTGCAAGCTGGGTTCGGGATGATCGTGCGCGTACTCGGGGAAGATGAAGCAAGGGTGGCTCTCCGAGACCTGCTTGCATGGGGAGGCAAGCTGACAGCAGAAGACTTCGTGATGAATGTTCGCGTAGATGGTGTCGAGTACGCGATTCGACAAGTCTTCGTTTTGGCGTCAGCGGGGGATACTGTTGCAGCAAGCATGGCGCGGGCAGCGATCTCATTCGGGCTCCTGACTGAGCAGAATCCGTACATGATCCTGGAAGCTGTCGAGGCGATCAAGGGGCTATCGGCTCCTAAGCCCGGAGAGCCCCCCTTTGGAGGCAACTACGGTGCCCAAGCCGCCCAAGCCGCCCGAGCTGTTAGGACGTTGGCTGAAGAGCTTGCCGATCTTGAAGTCATGTTGGGCGCGAGGGGGCTTTCAGGTGACGCTGCTGTGTTCCGGGCGGCGCTCATCTCCCTCAAAGCGGCGTTCAAGACTTCGGAAGAGACGGTCATCGCATACTTGCACAGACTCGCCGCCGCGACGCTCGACTTCGCACGCCAGCGTCTTGGTCAGGTGTTAGGAGCGCCTACGAGAGAGACGCTTGCGATGGAGTTCAGGCTCGCGCAGCTACAGCGTCAGCGCTCGCTCATGCTCAGGGGAGGCGCTACGGAAGAAGAGCTGGCAGATGTCCTTGAGCCTCTCGACCGCCAAATTGAAGCCATCGAGCGAGAGCTAGACCTCCGCAAGACTGAGATCGAGATCATGCGTATCCGAGGCCAGCTTGCGGACGAGGCGATTCTCACTGACCGTGAGATGATCCAGCAAGCGACGATGCTTATTGGGCTCATCTCAGACGAGTCGGGGCTAATCAGAGACCTGAATCTGCAACTCGACTATGAGCGGCTGGCGCTCATAGGAGCGACCACGCAACTGGGCCTCTTCTCCGACGCACTCTTGACAGCGCGAGGTTTGCTCCCCGCGCCTGGTAGCGCCTACACCAGTCCTTATGCGCCGAATATCTCGATTAGAGTGAATGTGAACGCTGCTCCGGGGACATCAGATCGGGACGTCAGACGAGAGGTGGATGCGATGCTGGCGCGTGCATTGCGAGACGCGGCGCATGGTGGCGGGTTCGTATCGTCCGGCACGTTCGTACCAGGGTGAGTCTAGATGCCTTTCATACTTGACGGCTACCCATTCCCAAACGGCGAAGAGCCAGCACGTGGGCCAGTAATCGAGCACAAGCGCCAGCGGTGGGCTCGCCACGCCGTTATCGGCGTCGGAGAACCTGGCACGGTTATGACGCTCATGGGCACAGACTCGGAGAGCTGGCCGTTCTTCGTCGCGCGGGCTTCCGCTGCGACGAAAGACAAGCTGGTCGCCGTGAACGACGGAGGCATTGCTGTATTGTTTGTCACACCTCAGAATGCTACAGGCTTCAATGTCGTCTTGGATGACCTCCAAATCGAGCACTCCGCACCTGAAGCGCAGAGCAAGTTCAGGTGCAGCTTCACGCTGACAAAGAGGTAACATGGCGCTCGCCACCAAAATCTTTAATCTCACGCGTCAGCTCTACTTGCGCGTGTGGGTCGATGCGCTCGGCGGCAGCGTGCTGCTCGTCCCGCGCAATGAGACGAATCCAGCCGGACAGCCTGGTATCACGGGGCTATCGATCTCTAAGTCCTTTGACGCGCCCGTCCCAGTCTGCCGCATCTCTCTGAATCGTATCCCGACATGGATGCATCGTGGGCAGCGTGTGAGGGTGAACCTCGGCTTCGATGGCGAGTACTATAGGGTCTTCACAGGCACCATCCAAGCGAGGGAGCGCGACTTCCCAGGTGGAGCGATCATCTGTGATGGGAGACTTTACCCACTCTTCCATACGCCTGAGATTGGCGAGCGCGACCTGGATGGGCTGACGGTGACGCAAGCGCTCGGCAATATCCTCGCCTATGTGGGCATCACGGACAATCGACTCATCTTCACATCCGGCTTTGTATTGGGCAGTGCGCCCAACTACGTGGCGAAGCTCGAACGGATGATGCCCTCGCAGATGCTTCAGTATGTGATGGACTTGGAAGGGCTACGCGTTTACGAACTTGGCACAGGCAAAGTCGTCATCCGCCGGATACCGATGGTGCCCGCAGCTACTTCATGGCGCACGTATACAACGAATGTCGCGGGGACGGCGAGGATTATTCGCGGCACCGACCGAGAAGACCCAGAGCAGCTCCGCACCCGCGTGCTGGTAACGGGCGCCACGGTCGTCGAGGGGACGCCGCCGAATGAGACAAGCCGCGTTATCACGGCGTCGGCGTCCGTCGTAGACAATCCACTTGTGCAGCCACCGCTGCCGTCAGGCACATTTATCGACGAAGAGTATAGCAACAGCTTGATCGATACGGATGCGAAAGCGGCTGAAGTCGCGTTGCGGCTACTGTCGGATCACGCCCGCGTCCCACGAGAACTCACGATAGAACTGCCTGGCGATCCACAAATCGAACTAGGCGTGACGATCCATCTGGACTTCGCCGAGCTTGACGCTGTGGGGAACTTCCTCGTCATCGGCCTCTCGCACGACATCGACTCGCGTGGCTTCTCAACGACGCTCAGGCTGCGGGGAGGCGATGAGCTGGGCGGGGAAATCGGTCTCGATCCAGATGCGGCGTTCCGGTATGAGATTGAGCGCGAGGTCTTCGGAGATCGCGTCTACGCATTCGCCACATTCGACGCCTCTGAGTCCCAGGATCGAGACGGCTCGATAGCGAGCTACGCGTGGTCGGACAATCAGGCTGCATCCTTCACGAACCCGCAGATCGACAACATCACCACCAAAATAGCGACTGTGCGTGTTGATCCGGCCGCCGTGTCGGGCGACTGGGAGGTGACGCTGACCGTCACGGATGACTCGGGCCGGACGAACGCCGTCATGCAGGTCATCCCCATCGCGGCGACGGAGAGCGAAGTCCATATCCCCGCCATCTTCGCCGCGTTGGACAACAACGCCTCGGCGACGCCTGACGGCGGCGAGAACTGGAATGACGAGGCAGGCTCGACCTGCATCTGCGTCGCTGCGCGTCCGAACGATGGCGTGAACTCGGGCCATGCCGTCTACGGCTTCGCCGACGGCTCAATCAAGCGCACGACTGACTACTGTCAGAGCATCGCTACTGTGCGAGCCGCTGGAGGCGCGGCGATCCAGGACATCGCGTGGGACTGGCGCAATGCCAGTGTCGTCTGGGCGCTGACGGATGATCTCATCGTCTACATCTCGACCGACGGAGGCGCGACGTGGGCGACGTATGATAACGTCCGAACGAAGCTCGGCTTGGGCGCATCGGCGACAGGGCGCAAGATCGGACTGCCAGGCGGCGGGGGCGTCTGGGTCTTCGGTGGCGACGGCGCGAATAGACCTGTCATCGCCTACGATCCAGTGGTGCCGTCTCTCGCCTGGACGCAGCTTGCGTTCGGAGGCGAGTTGACTAGCGATCTTCCGGCTGCATCCGCGTCTCTCAGGATCGTCGATGCGCTCGACAAGGGCGACGGTTCCGGGCTGGTCATCGTGATGGAGAACGCGGATGGTGGCGCCTCCGGTGTCCGGCCCGTCTATCACTGCGACAATCCATTCCAGCCCTCGACGTGGAAGCGGGCGACGGGACTTGACGCGGGCTTGACGACTGGGCGTTACGTGGTGGGCGACAACGGCATCGTGAATCACTTTCATGCGGCGTTCAACAACCGCGATGTCTGGCATTCGCTCGATGGCATCACGTGGACGAAGACCGCCGACGTGATGCCCGTCGGCGTCACGCCGAACAAAGCGCTCTGGTATGTCGACCCAGAACTCGGGATGCTTGGGCCGAACGTCTGGTTCATCGCGGCGGAGGACTAGGAGGAGTATATGAGTATCATTATGTTCGACGGCTTCGATGATAATCTGTTCCTGAAAAACAAGTGGACGGCGATGCAGGGGGTCACGCTCGTTGCTGGGCGCACAGGGAACGGAGCCCGCCTCTCTTATACGCCTTCTCCCGCCAGCCAACTGAAGAGGTCGCTGTCAACGACAGAGGAGGATGATGTCATCGTCTTGGGATGCGCGGTCAAGGCGACCCCCCTCTCGTCCCCTTCGCCAAGGTTTCTCGCGTTCGAGTCGGATGGCGGCTCCACATCGCATGTGTACATGAAGTTTACGGGCGTAGGGACGGGCGCAGAGCTACGCTTCTATCAAGATGGCGGCTCCCCTGTACTTATAGGCTCTTGCGCCTTCGGCGAGGGTATCTGGCGCTATCTCGAAGTCAAGATCAAGCTGCATGACACGCTGGGCTTCCTGGTGGTGCGCGTGGATGGCCAGGAGCGCATCAACGCACAGAACATCGACACGAAGAATGGAGGCACGAAGACTGTCTTTGATCAGATCGCGTTGCTCGCGGAAGTAGGCGACTACTTGGTCGTGGACGTGGATGATCTCTACCTGCTGAACGAGCAGGGCGCATCTCGAAACGACTTCCTCAACGACTGCCGTGTGCAGAATATCCTGCCCAATGGCGCTGGCAACTACGCGCAGTTCACGCCGACGCCTACGCAGGCGAACTACTTATGTGTGGACGAGAATCCGCCTGTGGACACCGACTACGTGGAATCGAATACGAGCGGGCAGAAGGACTCTTACGCCTTCGAGAACTTGAGCGGCCCGGGCCAGATCGCCGCTGTGCAAGTGCACCTCTACGGCGAGACGGACGATGCAGGCGTGCGCGACGTGAAGGCGATGACAAGGCAAGCTGGCGTCGATTACCTTGGCGCGACGAAGACGCTCAATCAGACGCCACAGACCTACACTGAGCTTTGGCAAGACAACCCGGCAGACAGCCTGCCGTGGGACATCACGGACGTAGATAATGCCGAGTTCGGCATCCAGGTGGTGTAGTGTCTTTCGCACGACTGCTCCGCGAGTCAACTGAGGCGCTAGTCGCTGCCGGTAGCCGTACTGCACGTCTGCTGCGAGGCTCTACGGAGATTCTTGTCGGCGCGGGGCAACGAGCGGCGCGTCTTTTGCGCGGCTCCACCGAAGTCCTGATCGGAGCAGGACAACGGCCTGGCCGCATGGAGCGAGAGTCCGCTGAAGTTCTCGTAGGTGCGGGGCAGCGTCCTGGTCGGCTGTTGCGTATCTCCGTTGAGGCCATCTTCATCAAAGGCGTAGGCATCTACAAGTCCACGGACGCAATGGAGACAGTGCGGATGCTGCGACCGGCTACTGGGTTTGCCGCGTGGCCGCTGCTGGCGAAGGGGAAGGATATTGCTGTCGGGCCTGTCGCTCTCTATAACGATTGGCCGACCGTGGTGCAGAGTCCTATTGGCGGTTCTGCTACATATCCCCGTCGCACTGCCAGACTAGAGGTCTCATGGGTGTTGAAGCAGGATCCTGTCGCCGCCAGCCAGTTCCCACTCGACAGTCTCAAGCGACTGGGTAACAATCTCTATCGCATTGCAACGTCGGACGGCAACTCACCGACATACGGGCCACATGTCGGCCAGCTACAGAGGTCTACCGACGAAGGCGTGACGTGGGCGAATATCGGCCCCGCTCCGAATCTGTCGAACGGCTACTGGTGGGGGGTGCAGGATGTCGAAATCGCTCCAGGCGGCGTTCTCTGGCTCGCCGCCACCGGCGCTGTCCCAAGCGCTGAAGCGGGACATGCGCCCGCCGTGTACAAGAGCATCGACGATGGAGCCAATTGGACTCTGGTATACCAGGATACATCACAAGCTGGCACTCCTCTCCAATGGCGGCGCTTCCTCGACATCATGACGCACCTGGCCAGCAGCGCGATCATCGCTATCATCGGCGACAGGGCGAATGGAATAGCCAACACTTGGGTGACGCAGAACGGCGCTGACTTCACTCGGAACGAGGGCAGCGCGGGGCAGAGCGTCGAAGGCTTACGCCACGGAGTCCTGCTTCACGTTCCGACGAATCGCATCGTCGCCATCCGCCGCATAACGGCCATCTATACGGACGACTTCGGCGCGACTCAGTGGACGGAAGGGCCAGTTATCTTCTCCACCTACTCCTACCAGATCATCGACATCGGGGCGGACGTGCTGCTCGCCAGCGGCGGTTCCGCTCTGAATCCTGTGCTAGTACGGAGTATGGATCGAGGGCTAAGCTGGCTGACTATCCTGGATTCGACCGATGTTCCGGCGGCTGTCAATACATTCGCAGGGCTGACTTACGACCGGCTCGCGGGTTCGGGGGGCGTCCTCTACATCTCCACACTGGAAGAGGGAGCGTCTGCACGTGTCTTCGCTCTCGACAAGCCTGGCATCTGTCCAGCGCACTATCCGCTGCGGGACATCTCTCTGGGTCTCGATGGCAAGTTCACCGGCAGCAATGACGCCATTGCCGCTCGCGGGATTGCGAGGCGGGCATGAGCACGCGAGGCATCTACAAGAGCACGAACGGTCTTCTCAGTGTCGGGCTGCTCAGACCAGCCACCGGCTTCCCTGCATGGCCCAGTTTGGCGAAGGGGAAAGACATCGCAATCGGGCCGAGCACGAGCAGGCGCTGTCGCGTCCTGGCGGCGGCGATGGTAGCTACGCCCACCGAGCGCGTGTTCCTTTGGCGGCGCAATGAGGTGAGATTTAACAGCCGTCTCGGGGCTGAGGAGGTTACGAAAGACCGCTTCCAGACGTTCGCGCTCACGAATAGTCTATGGTTCATCGTCGCCGCCACCACGGAGTTGAATCAGGATACGACCGTGCTGCGGACGAAAGATGCGGGCGCGACGTGGGCTACTCTGGCGCGTCCATCCACGAACGACGCCTGGCAAGCCTTCGCTATCGACGCCTCCGGTCGCGTGTGGGGGCTGACCGGCCAGAATGTAGATAACGTGAACGGCAGGTCCAAAATCCTCTACTCGACCGACCAAGGAGACACATGGATACTCTCGAAGCAAGAGGATGGCGGGGTGGGCACCGACCGCATGTTCTCTCATCTTGTGGCGCACCCGACGAACGATCAGCGAGTTGCAGCTATAGGTGATCGGCTTGGCAGTGGTGGGACTAATTGCCTAACACTCTTCACAACGGACAGGGGCGCGACGTGGACGGTGAATGACGCCTCTGGCGTCTTCTACGCAGGCAATGTTGGCAGAAGGAGGGGCGCCCTGCAACTCCCGGACAACAGGATCGTCATGGTCAGTATCCTGCTGACCGGGAACAATACAGGTATCGTTGTGAGCGACAATAACGGCGGGAGTTGGGTCAACAAGAAGGACTTTGGCTCATCCAGCTTTCAGATAGCCATCGGCCCGACAGGCGCGAAGAACGGCGGGAAGCTCTACGTTCTACACATCGATATACAGGCCTCCCCGAACGCGCATGAGGTTTTGGAGTCAATCGACCAGGGGCAGACCTGGCAGAACATCGGGAACAACATACCCATTCCAAGCGCGAGCTATAACTACAGCGGCTTCGCCTACGACGAGCGAGACCTCGCGATCTACGCCTTCGGCGAGGGTGGCAGGCTGACGAACGATTACCTGCTCATGCGCCTCCAGCAGCCCGTGGCGACGAGCATCTGGGCGGACTACAGCGACACGCTGCTGCCCATCGGCAGCCACACCTCATACAGTACGGCTCTGCAAAGCTCCTCCCTGATGGCGGTGATCCCGTGAGCGCGTTCCTGCCACTGGCCACTACTGTTAGAAGGCTCTGGGACGAGGTGCAGGCGATTAAGGCCAGGCTCAACGCGATCTCGACAGGTGCGGGACAGGTGCGGCTTGGTGATGTGGTGGGAATCTTGCCCATCGCTCAAGTCAGTGGCGGCATCCGAGAACTGTTTACGTTCGTCGCCACGCAGACGCTCATCGCCTCTTCCGCTATCACCGTTACAGACGGGGAGCCGGATTGCCAGATTGACAGCGCGAGCGCCATCACGCTTACCTCGCAGCCAACAATAGCCGCTGGCCGGAATGGGCAGATCGCGTACTTACACAATGTCGGTTCCTACAACATCACGCTCCAGGACGTAAACGCTTTGGGAGGCTCGCTACTCAGGCTCACGGCGAATACGCTGACGATCAACCCTGGAGGGACGATGGGCGTGATGTATGACTCCGTGCTGAGCTTTTGGGTGGAGCTTTCACTGCTGAACCCGCAGACGTTTACACCAAGCATCGCCACCTTCACCGTGGACGGCTACTCGGCAACGAATCACGAAGTTGGTGGTGCAAGCTCGCCGGAGGATATCAGCCCACCGAATCACACGAAGTTCGATCTCACCTATGTGGGGACTCCATCAGGGGATGCACCTGGCCCCAAGATCGACATTGACGGGGGTGAGATCAACCCAGCCGACTATCCAGTAACGCTGCTAACGCCCTTCCTCCAGTACCTAAATGCACCCAACTGGTATCGCGGCACAACGGTTGGCAGTACACGTATCTTCACGGCTACAGTTGTCGTAGCTGGCCAGACCAAGACCAAGACCGTGACGATCTCTTACATCAACCGGCGTTACATGGGGCCGAATAGCCAGGCGACGCAGCTCAGCTCCGCGCAGATACTTGCCCTCGATGGCGCGGGTGGCACGTCGGAACTGAACACGGGCAAGACCGGCGCGATGCCCGCTGCGGTTATTATTGGAGCGGGCCAGTATTGTTGGTATGCCTACCGCTCGGCGCTTGGCGCGGCGCTCTACTTCGCCATCAACAGCGAGTGGGCGGCGTTCAGCGACTTGCTCACGATGAGTCATACCAACGACAGCGGATTCGCCGAGACCTTCCAGCAATATCGCTCGGACAATCAAAACCTCGGCACCGTGACTCCCGTGCCTACAACAACACAGCCCAACAACCGCATCTACATGGGGCCAGCGGTAAACGGCACGGACACGATTACGAACGCTCAGGTACTTGCTCTCGACGATACAGCGGATGGTGAGAGTATCGTGTCCAGCACGGTCGTCCGCACGTACACGGCGATCAAGATCGAGGCGGGCGAGCACCTCTGGTTCTGCCATCCCGACCGCATCCCCGACCTGGCGACGATCAAGCAGTCGAGCACAGGGATCGGCGTCGCGGGGTCGTACCGAAACAACATCACGCACACGAACCAGTGGGGCGCACAGGAGACGTATCGCTGCTGGCGTTCGGACAACCCAGGCATTCTGTCGGACGGCGATGATGTGGTGGTGACGTAAATGCCGATTCCAATCACGGGCAAGTTCCAGCCGTCGGCAGGCCCAGGCACCTTCGATCTGTATCAGCCCGACGACATCGAGGCGGGCAACATCAATGTGATCCTACAGCTCATCGCAGGAGGCGCGATCAAGGGCGGTTCTCACGCGACCACGCCGGTAGGTGAAGTTGTTGTACAGACGAAGACCACGACTGGAGCGCCAACGCACAGCGCGAGTGCGGGGACGCTCTGCTGGAATACCGTTGACAACAAGCTCTACGTGAACAACAACGGTGCGACCGGCTGGGCAGAGATCAGCACGGCACTCAACTCCTTATATCACTACTCTAACGTCCCCGATGCGGCTCAGGGTGTCACCATCACAGCCGGGGACCAGCAGGGCGCGGTTCACCACAGCGGCCCCGCAGACGAGACGGCGGTGAAGCTATACGTCGATGCCGAGACTGCGCCGGGCGCGAGCGGGCTGCCCGTCACCTGGCAATATGCGGACACGGACGATCTCGACACGGTGAATCCGGCTGCCTGGACGACGATTGCAACCCTCACACTATCCTCGGAGAAGAGCGCGAACACCAGCTCGATGACCAATGCGACCATACCGGCGAATCGGCTGCTGCGCGTCAACTGGGGCACCATCGTCGGTACGCCGAAGGACGCGACGACGACGTTGCGCGTGAAGAGGCCGCTGAGCACATGACGATCCGTAAAGCCGATCTCCGTGACCTGGTTCTCCTGGACATGGCGGGTATCTCCTACGATCCGCCGCCATCGCCCCAGCTTGAACCGCCCTTCATGCCGAGCATCCTCACCAACTCGAACGAGCACATCTGGATAGATGACCTGCGGGGGATTCTCTGCCGCGTCGCCGTGGACACGGTAGCGCACGTTGCCGCCGTGACTCATCTGCTGCCCGCGAGCGCTGCTCGCCTGCGGCGTCTCCGCGTGATGGCTGCTGCGCTGCGGGACGCCCTAACCTCCCACACGGGATCGGCGACGTGGCGCGTCTCCGCCACCTTCTTTGGCGAGCTCGATGGTGGGAAAGCTGCTTGCCTCAACTGGCAGCAGACATTCACAGGCGCGGTCGTGGCGCAGCGGGCTGACGGCACGTGGGAGATTTCCTGGACGCTCGGACAGGCGGCGCTCATTGGCTAGGACGCTGCGCGGCGGTTTCGGGCCGGTCGTCAACCACGCGCCGAGCTACAACCTGCCTTCACCCTACACCATCGGCGGCTCGGAGGGTGCGTACTACATCCAGGCGATCAGCCCCGGTGCATACGCCCTGCCGATGGAGCAGAACGCCGCAGACTTCACTGGCGTCCCCGTCTGGGAGGTTGGTCAGTTTAAGGCGATCAATAGCGCCATCGACGCCAGTGTGCTCTTTGGTATTTGCTACAGATGGCAATACACGGACACAGATGGGGACGGTCTCTACCATTGCATCGGGCTTCGCGGCATCGGCCAAGCGAACGGGCGCTACAAGGTCGCGCTCACACAGAACGATGGCACAGCGGACGCCATCTCTTCCTCCGACTACGCTTCAAGCGACCTGCTGACGATCCGCCGCGAGTGGAACGGGACGACCTGCATCCTTGAGATCAACGGTCTCGTGGAAGCGACCTTCACTACGGCGAACCGACCGACCAATGGCCGCGTCCTCCTGTGGGTCGTCACGGGCGATGTGGGAACGGGGCTGACGAAGCGGTGGTCGAATTGGGCCACTGCCACAGGAGCGAGTGGAGCCGACCGGCCAGGCGCAACGGCTGAGTCCTTCCGCCTCGACCCAAACGGCAACGTCGTGGACGGGTGGGTGGGGGTCTACACGGACTGGGACGACTTTGTGGCGGGCGGGACGCCGGACGACGGGACAACGATCTGCTACGCGGCACAGGGTATCGCCACAGAGGTTTCAGCGCTCACGACGGCTTCGCCAACGGGGGTCGTTGGTGGCGTCTATGTCATCATGCGGACACGGATGAACGTGGCGAACAAGGGTGCGACGCTTTACGCCGTGATCCAGCAAAGTGGAGCCAATCAAGTCCTGAAGCTAATGGATACCATCGACAACACGGAGTGGCGCGGGGTGCGCGGCTTGATCAACACCGCGCCTGGCGGCTCCTGGGATATTCCCAATCTCGAAGCGGGAGCCAAACGCTTTCCGGCAGGCGACGCCGCCAACCTGGAAGTGACTGCCCTCTGCGTCGAGCTGATCGCGCTGACGGACGATCCCGCAGCAGCCGCCGCAGACCGCCGGAGGCTGCTGGCAGCAGGATAGATGGTGCTATGAACCCGATCCGGCTCCTGCGCCAGAGGTTCTGCTGGCAGCACCGCTACAAGATCGCCGACATCATGGCCTGCCGGACGGCCATCGAGGAGGACGAAGGATGAGTATTGAGGATCGCTTGGCGGCTATGGAAGCGAGGCTGGACGCGCTTGAGCGTAGGCAAGCCGTGCTCGATGCGGCTTTCAGTGTCATGCGGTGGGCTGCTCCGATTCTTGTTGGCGTCGCGGGACTAATCATCGGGAGGTTTGTATGAGCCAGACGGACATACTTCAGATCATTGGGACAGCAGGGATGCTTCTGTTTGCGCTCATCTTGTGGCGCATCTCCGTGCTGAATGGCAGGCTCTATGCTAGGTATGGGCGTGAAGCGATGGCGGTATCGAGCCTCTATATCATGTTCATTGTCCTCATGCGAGCGTTAGACACAGCGAATATCCTGACGCCACCGGATGCGAGAACATACAATGGCCTGGCGATCTTCGTCGCTCTGGCGATTTTAAGCCAAGTTGCAGGCATTATCCAGATCGGGAATCATCGGAGGAGCGACCAGGACAGAGGTGAATAGAGAAAGGAGTGGACTCGTGGAAGATAGCATCGCGTTAGGGGGCATGGCGGCGATCCCAATCATCACCGCCGTCTTGCAGGCTGCAAAGGGCTTTATTCCAATGCGAGCGCTGCCGCTCGCGGCTATCGCCATCGGCATCGTGTGGAATGTCTCCCTTACAGTCGGGACAGATGAGTTCACAAGATTAGATATCCTTCGTGGTGTCGTTTACGGATTGGCGGCGAGTGGGTTCTATTCCATCACCAGGACAGGTGTGGATGCTGCAAGGAACATCGTCAATGGACGCGATCAGTAAGGCAATCGAAGACGCGATCTCCGAAGCGGAGCGCCAGCTCGAACCCAGCTCGATAGACTATCTCGTTTGGGGCGGGCAGGCGTTTATCTGGAGTTGGGTCATCTTCTTGGGAGGTCATGTCATGGCAATGGCTTTATGGATGGAAGTGGCAAGACGGTACTTGACACAGAGAGCTTGATATGTTATAACATCTCCGTCATCAAGAATCTCGGTTTTCTTCCGCTGGATGAGCCGAAGGAGGTCTACTGGGATGAGCAGTATCGAATCATGCTATTCGCATTGCATCGCGGACAGGTATCGAGGATTCTACAAAGCGGGGCGTGAATGTTGGAGATGTGGCGGCAGTCTTTTGGATGGATCGTGTGTGCAATGTGGAGCGCTGCCGGAGCGCCCTCTCTTAGGCTCTGCTAAAAAGAGGCGGAATGTAATGCGTTCTCATGGAGCGATCTTATGAGTTGGATGTACATGAGCCGCGTTGAATGGGGAGCGGATACTACGCTCCCGAGACTGGGCTGGAATGTCCCCTTTAAGATGCGGAAGCTCGCCATCATGCACCACACGGTCGTTATTGATGATGATGCGACGCCTAATCTCTGGGAGACAGAGGGCGAGGTGAAAGCGAAGATGCGCCAGCTTCAGCGCATCCGGCCCGATCTGGGACTCGATGTGCCGTACAACTTTGTGGGATTTCTCATGGCTGAGAGCTTCACGAAAGCCCGACTGATCGTAGCAGAGGGGCGTGGTTGGGCCAGAAGCGGAGCGCATACAAGAAGCCATGATACTGAGGGTAACTGGCTCAACGACAGCGGCATCGCGCTTGCCATCGAGGGCAACACGAACCTAATGCGCGACTTCGCGCCGCACATCCCGCCTATCAATGCGTTTTGGTTCTGGCTAAAGTCCACTCTGCTGCCTAATCTTGGAGAGATACATCCACAGGGCCGGTCGATATGGGGGCACAGGGACTTTCGGCCAGGCACGGAATGTCCAGGGACGGCACTGTGGGCGGCTATCGGCAAGTTAGGATTCGAGGAAGAACAGGAGGACAGCATGGCAGTCATACTGGTCAAGCAATCAGACGTATCAGGTGTGTTCCTGACCGACTGGATACGCAAGCGGCCCGTGGACGCACAAGAGACTGTGTTCCTGCAATTTATCGGTGTGCGAGGCCCCATCGAAATCGATCCAGCCATCTTGCAGGCCATACCAGGCCCGTAGCCAGAGGAGCCCATCAGTTTTCCTCCCCACCACCCCCGCCACCAGCAGAGGCGACTGGTGGGCTCCTCTGGCTACAACAAGGCGGAGAAGAAGATAGGAGGTGTGATGTGAAGCTACAGATATCCCGCACTTTCTTGGCGGAGAGAGATAGTAAGGTCGGGGTTCACTGAGATGGCTACTCCCGACGCTCTGCGCGATCCTCATCGCGATGAGCGCGGTACTAGGACAGGGAGGTGATGCGCTACGCTTGAGTACTGGCCCGCGTTTGTTCTCGTCTACATCGGGATTGTCTGGCTCCTGGTCAGCCTGGCTGAACGGCGGGATCGCTGATGACCTTGCTACTCAGTTGGAAGTCGGCTCTGCGCTCATGGCGCTCGCGGAGGCAGTGGCGGCGGATACGCCGCTCACTCGGCCATCTAGTGAAATCGTTCAACAGGCTTACCTTCGAGTCCTCGATGTGCGCCTACGAGATGTCGAACCTTCGCAGGATACTATTCACCAAGTTATCCGCCGCGAGTTCTCCCAGCGCGGCCTCGACTGGGAGTACGCCTGGGAAGTAGCGCGATGCGAGAGCGACAGTTTTGCGCTGGACGTTATCTATGGCCCACGGACGGGCGCGGCGGGAGAGAGAGGCATCTTCCAGTTGCTCCACCCAGCCGGCGTCGGCACACGATTCTTAGAGGCTGGCTACACCGACTTCTTCGAGCCGATGCAGCAGATACCTTTCGTCGCCGAGTACGTGGCTGAGAACGGTTGGGGACAGTGGACATGCGCGAGATAGTAAGGAGGTAAGAAACAATGGTCAGGCTAGTGCTCTATTATGTCGGTGCGATGATCTTTATCATGGGACTCGTGTTTGGGGTCATCGCCGGCGTCTGGGGTCTTCGTGTGGCGACAGCGGGCCTCTACGGAAGGGGCGAGGCTCGTGTCCAGATTCAGTCCGCTCCCTTCCGCATCGAAGCCTATCAGAGCTTTTTCGCTCAATGCGCTTCGATCCAGGGTCTCGAAGGGCAGATTGACGAGCTTGAACGTACTCTCCCGAGGATGATCCCCGGCACACGGGCCCACAACTACACCATCTCGGCGCTCACTGGAACGAAGGGTCTTCGGCACAACAGTATCGCCAAGTACAACCAGGATGCGCTCAAAGACTATACTGAGGGCCAATTCAGAGACCGTGATTTGCCCTACCAGCTCCCCGACAGCAATTATCCAGCAGAAGGAGGGAAGACGATATGCGCTTTGCAGTAGTTGGCTTGGTGCTCCTAGCCCTTCTCAGCGCGGCTTGTGAGTCAACACAATCAGGGGCGCAGCAACGCCAGCGCAGTGTTGAGACGCGGACGGAAATGTTTGCCAGAGCGGAGGCGCTGATACCCATACCACGAACCGAGAACTTTCCTCTTCGTGAGGTTCTGGCAGAGTACACGCGCCGCCAAGACCTCGTAAACCATCCCTGGTACACCTACCTGCTCAGCGATACTGGTCAGGTAACGCACTATTTCGTGAGCACAGCCGTTCCGGTCAACGCCTGTGCGTTTCTTTCCTCTACGGAGGATATTGAGACGCAGTACGAGGGTACGATTGTGGTGACAGCGCCATCGCTGGATGGAATCTTCTATGGTGGTGCTGGTGCTGCCGCTGCGTGTGATGGCTGGATTTTTGTTGACGCCGCGACCGGAGTTATGGGGCTGGCTTTCGGGATCAAGATCATGACGTTTGACGCGCCCCTCGTGCTCGAAACAGAGCCTATCTTGATTCGGCCTGTCGAGTGATGGCTTCGAGATCACGACAGCCTGGGTCGCCGAGCGCGTCGCCCGCGGCGGCTGGTGGGCGTACACCACGGCGGCGGCTTGCTAAAAGGCGCTTCGTGCTCACCGCCAGGTGGCTGCGGCGGCGCGGCAAGGGATACATAAATGCGGACTGCGGCTACATGGAGAGCTTCGAGCGTGAGTGGCCCGACGGCGCGGAGATCACCGCTAAGAACTACCAGCGGGCGCGGAAGCTCCGGCTCCCAATATGGTTCTTCCTAGACCGTTGGGCTACAAAGCGTGAACAGGTCGCTCTCCGCTGGCCGTGTAACGCGGGTGTACACAACCTAGGAGATGCAGATTGTCCCCATCGTTACTCCCGGAGAGGGGACTGGAAGGTCATCAAGGAGATATTGCAGATGAAGGGCTACGAGGTGCCGGATGAGTGAGCACCAGCGGACCGCACACCCGCATTATGTTGGGGGAGGAGCCATGAGCGAGCAGACCATCGGCGAGCGGGAGGACGAGGCGGCGTTCCGCAAGATGGAACGGGCCTTCTTTGCCTTGCCGAGGGGAGGGCCAAGCTACTCAAGTTGGCCGTCAATCGCTGATGCGCTCCGCCGCTGATGCGCTCCGCTTCGCCTGGGTTGCTGGCCTTCGGTGGGGAGAGAAACGCGGTTGCTGAAGGAGGAGCCTACATAATGCCATCTCACGCCGTTGTCTTACTATCGGGGGGCCTTGACTCAGCCGTGCTGCTAGGCATGGTAGCGAGAGAGAGTCCACAAGCTACCATCCATACGCTTACATTTAGTTATGGACAGCGCAACGTCTGGGAGCTTGGCTGCGCGATGGACATATCGCACTACTATGCAACTAGGCATCACGAGCTTGGACTTAGAGGTATCCTTTCTGGCGGACTTGTCGAGGGTACTATTCAGACTCGTCAGTACGAGACGGAGCAGGAAGCAATCGCTTCAGATCATCAGGATATCATAGTACCCTTCAGGAATGCAGTGTTTATTTCAGTGGGCGCTAATTTCGCATTGTCTATTGGCGCGGAAGAAGTCTACCTAGGAATACATCTTCGGAATTGGCACAATGGCGCCTTCGTCGATTGTAAGCCCGAGTTCGTTGGTGCAATGACGGCTGCTGTCTATACTGGCACATCGGGGAGACTCAGACTCTTAACGCCTCTTCAATGGATGTCCAAGGCAGAAATCGTCAAAATGGGGGACTCGATTGGCGTGCCATTCCAGTTTACAAGGTCATGTTTCGCGACAAAGATCCCCTGTGGCTCTTGTCGTGAATGCATCGCTCGAAAAAATGCCTTCGCAGAGAATGCCTTAATTGACCCGTGATGACAGATGACAATTCGTTCCCCGCCAAGCGGCTGATCGTCTTCGCTGGGACTTTGCCTGGAGCGAGGAGTGTTGCACTCTATCGTCGCAAAGCAGAAGCGATCATGGTATCACACGAGTCGGTCAGAAAAGGCTCCTGGTGGGAGAGGGAGAAGCGCAAGCACTTCGACCACTGGCCCCAGTACCGTTATCTCGACAGCGGTGTGTTCACATTGATGCGGCAAGCGGGCATATCAAGAGTGAGCGCGAACACGCAGCCCAAACAGCAGCGGCTCGCCACACTCAAGAAGAGGATGCCTGTACAAGTTCTTCGACAGGAGCGCAAGCGTGTTGTCGTGCCGCAGGCGATCATACATGATCGCTTCATCGCGTACCGTGATTACTTAAAAGCCCACCTGGACGAGTGGGACTTTGCGTTGAACTTTGATATCGAACAGATGGATATCGAGCGCGGCGATGGCAAGGTCGTCTCTGGTCTAATGGTCGCGGAGAGGATGACGGAGCAACTTTACGAAATCTGCGGGCCTAAACTAATCGTCGTCTGGCATCCCGCTAGGATGTCATGGGACTACTGGAAAACTCTCGTAGCTAAGTACAAGTACCTGGCTATCGGAAGTGATGCGAAGCTCAGAAACCGTGAGTTAAAATATGCCTGCGACTACGCTCACACACACGGCCGCCTCGTCCACGGACTAGCAGTAGGCACGAAAGTCCTTGGAAGAGTACCCTTTGATACAGCCGATTGCTCGACGTGGATCAGTGGCATCGTCTATGGCATCTTCGCGGGCATCAACTATGGTCTGAGATACAAGAAGAACAGCTACGACAGCCGACATGCTTGGCTTGAACAATTTACCCGAGAGCTTGGTATCGATCCAGCAGTCCTCGCCACGCCTGACACGACCGGCCCAAATGCCGTAGCGAAGTTCGAGATCGCCATCGCGCTCTTTCAACGTAAGCAAGCTCTGCTTAATCCTGTTGCTACGCCCCATGAGCCTGCTCGGCTGCCTATAACATATACCATCTAGCACATACGAAGGAGGATCCAATGCTCGTCCGGGAGTTCGCTCGTCTGGTGGAAGTCTGGCGGCTCGTCGAGAAAGACCCGAGTACGAAGGAGATACACCTCGACAAGTGGGGTGCCTACATCCAAGGGATGCATGTTGAGGCTGCTCGACGCTCCGACAGTGGTGTGCTACCTCTCGACGGAGACTTCAGTGTAGATGGGCCAACTCTCTTGGGGACAGTCGCACTCTTCCGGCCAGATGCCGAGATCGACCTGAAACAGACCGAGGCATCTCTGGTGATCTCGGCTGGCGGAAGACGAGCAGTATTGAGACGCCGGGTTATCACTAATCCAATCAAGCAAAAACTCAGCTTCAAGGCAGATCGATTCGATAGCACCAGACTTCGCCGAGAGATGCCTTTCTTGAGGGCCTGCGTTGCAGGGGGAGTCGTTCAGCCTGTACTGACTGGCATCCACGTTAGACCGGACGGCAACCGAGTCATCCTGGAAGCGACTGACGCATCGAGCCGATCCGGGCGAGTCAGAATCTCTCTCCCGTGTCGGATCCCAGACCAGACTATCATTCCGGCTGCCGACTTTGAAGCGGCGCTCTCGCTGCTCGATCCAAAGTTAGGGATACGGTTCTCATCGAGGCATATCCGGCTACGAGATAAGACCACTTCGATCAAGCTCTCGTTGTTACAGCCTCCCTATCCTGATCTTGGCAAGTTGAAAAATCCAGGGAGCTACAAACACGAAGTCTCCCTGAAGAAGATAGACCTCGAAGTTGCCACCCGCGCGGCGGTACTGCTCGACAGTGATCGTCTTGTGGTATTCTCAGTCGAGAATAGGCGAGGCGCTCTACTCGTGCGAGGACAAGAGACGGGAGGCTTCCGGCAGCCTGTCGGCAGATGCGATGTCCCCGATATCGAGATCATCTTCGATGCCCACTGGCTCGACGCGACGCAGTACATTGGCGATCAGGTAGCGATGCGCTACAATGATGGCCGGACGCCAGTGTTGTTCTTAGGTAGTAAACGGATGCTCTGGATGTCACCTCTTGTGAGGTCATAATGCCCCCTAAGCTCTACCGCCACCAGGAGCAGGCCGGTGAAAAAGTGCTTGAGCTTCATGGTCGATGTGGCTTGTTTCCAGATGTGGGCACTGGAAAGACTCGCGTGGCTATCGAAGCGGCCAAGCATCTCGCTAACTGCCATCGTATCCTCGTCGTCGCGCCTCTCTTCGCAGCGGGCGTCTGGCGAGATCAAGTCAAGAAATGGGCGCCGGAAGCGCGGACGTTAAGATGTATCAGAGGCTCCATTGTACAGCGAGCGGCCAAGCTCAGGAGACTGAGGATTCGTAAGCCTTCTCGTCGAGTCTATGTCGTCGTAGGCTATGAGTCCTACTGGCGCGAACCGCTGCGATCTGAAATCCTGAAATATGATCCTCAGATGATCATCTATGACGAAGCGCACCGTCTCAAAGGCAAAGGAACGAAGCAGAGCAGGTTCGCTCACTCGCTTGCGTCTACGGACGGCAAGCTGTCCAAGCCCGTCTATATTTTGGCGCTGACTGGCACACCCGCGCCCAATGGCCCGCACGACTTCTTCTCCCTCTTCAAGGCCTTTGCACCTGCGATCTTCGGCACACGATGGCTTGACTTTGAGGATCGCTACGTCGTCCGAGGGGGTTTCCAGCGATATCAGATCGTGGGCTACCGTAATCTGCCAGAGTTGGAAGAGAAAGTCGCTGCTAACTCATTCAGGATCACGAAAGCCGAAGCGCTCGATCTGCCAGAAGAAGTCGATGTCGAAGTACCTGTGGTGCTCAGCAAGAAGGCGAGAGAGATTTACGATAGGCTGGCAAAAGACGCCATCGCCGAGATCGAGGGCTTCCAGGGCAAGGGCATCGCGCTCTCGCGCATCGTGCTGACGAACATCATCAGGCTACAACAAGTCGCATCAGGCTTTGTCAAAGTCGAGGATGGAAGGATTCTGGACTTCGACACTGCGAAGCGCAATGCGCTCGCAGACTTGCTCCAGGACATAGTACAAGCCGCGGGGAGAGTGGTCGTCTTCTGCCGCTTTAGGCATGATGTTGACGCCGCTATCGAAGTCGCCAAGAAGATCGTAGGTGACGCCGTGTTCCGTATTGACGGAACGGTGAGCGTCGTAGACCGGGAGCGGCAATTGCCGCGGTTCAGGACATTCGAGCCAAGTGTGCTGGTTGGACAGATTCAAGTCGCGTCGCTCGCTATTGATCTATCCTGCGCTCATATAGGGGTCTTCTACAGCAGGGACTACTCACTCTTGAACTTCGACCAGGCTCGTGGGAGGCTGCACCGACACGGGCAGAAGGAAAAGGTGACATATTATCACCTGCTTGCGGAAAAGACTATCGACGGCAAGATATACGAGGCGCTGAAGAAGAAGGACGAGTTGCAGAGACAGCTTCTTGACAAAGGAAGGGCGCGAGTGTTCTTTGGCAGTCGTTGACATCCACACCACGAAGCGTCGATACGCAACGATCCTTGCCGATCCGCCGTGGTTCTTTCATCATCGAATGGAGATACCGTATAGTGACCCGAGAACAGGCATCTATCTACCATACTCCACCATGCGAACGAAGGATATTGCGGCCCTGCCAGTCGAAAGGATTGCTTTATCTGATTGCCAGCTATGGCTCTGGACGACTAACGCAACGCTTCCTGAAGCTATTAAAGTATTGGACGCTTGGGGATTTCAGTGGCGCACTATGAGGACATGGTGCAAGCCTAGAACCGGCATGGGCGTTTGGTTGTGGGGACAGTCGGAGCATATTATTTTAGCAACTCGTGGGCGTCCTTATCGACCTAAGCCCCCGATTCTGTCCACACTGCTGACCACGCCTAATAGATTGCCACACTCGCGGAAACCTCGGCAGTCGTATCAAGACATCGAAGCTATGTCTAAAGAACCTCGCATCGAACTCTTCGCTCGGCGTGCTCGTAAGGGCTGGGACTCGTGGGGGCTGGAAGCGAAAGAGCTGGATAGAGAGCTGGAACGAGATGTCAAGAAGTATCTTTGACCCTTCATGTCAACGCTGCATCCTCCATCATGCAGCCACGAGTGTCTGCGTCCCCGCCGACGGCCCCGACGACGCCGAGATTTTAGTCTATGGCGAAGCACCAGGAGCAGACGAAGACGCTGCGAATAAGCCGTTCGTAGGCCCCGCGGGACATGAGCTGGATGATCTGCTCAGGCAAGCCGGTCTATCCCGTAAGAGAGTCCGTGTCTCGAATGTCGTGAGGTGCAGGCCTCCAGGGAACCGAGACCCGAACGACGCCGAGCGATCCGCCTGCATGTTCTATACTGTGCGCGAGATATCGCATGTGAAGCCTAAAGTCATCGTCGCTTTGGGTGTCTCTGCGCTCAAAGCGCTTACTGGCGTCGGCAAGATAGGCGATAACCGGGGCAAGATGCTCTCGCTGCTGCCACAGTACCGTTCGAGCATACCTGTCCTGGCAACCTATCACCCGGCGGCGTACTTACATAATCCCGCAGCCCGCACTGCGTACTCGAAAGCGATTATGGAAGATATGCGCCTCGCGCAGAAGATCGCTTCGGGGTCTGTCATGCAGACGAAGATCGTCACGTCGCTGAGCCCGGGTGAATCTGTCGAGCGAACGCTCCGACGCCTGGCTCGCTGCGATGTCCTGGGCTGCGACCTTGAGTGGGAAGTTTTGCCTGCTCAGAAGAAAGACCCGCCTGGCATGTGGCCCTGGTCGAGACGCAACGACAAGCTGCCAAGGGAAGTCAGCATTGCCATCGCAGGCGAGGTAAATCACAAGCTCGTGGCTCTGTCGATTCCCTTCACAAGCGAGTACGCTCCCAAAGTACGCAAGATCATTCGCTCAGTCCCTACGGTCTACCATAACGCAATGGCAGACCTAATCTGGCTTTATCACCTGAAGTGGCCGATCAAGCTCTCGGACGATACGTACCTGCTTGCTTCGCTCCTGAACATCGATAGCTCACTGTCGCTGGAGGCTCTTGCATCCACGCTGACGGAGATGGAAGCAGGCTGGAAGAAAGGCAGTGGCGCGGGGACGATGCCGTCTTCGAGAGACGGCTGGCGCAGGCTGCTCAAGCGCAATGCGAACGACGCTATCGCCACACTGATTCTCAGGAAGAAGCTGCTTACGATGGCGAGCGAACAGGGCCGAGAGAGCGTATTGCCTCTCTACGAGCACGTACTCTTGCCTGCTACGAAGATACTAGCGAGGTCGTCGCTAAGTGGAACGCCCGTCGATGAGAATCTACTGGGAGAGATGCAACGCAGGCTGCTAGAGCGAACTTGTGATCTCACTGAGAAGATAGGCGATGCGCTCAGGCTACCGGCGGGCGGCTACGAAGCGATTATCGGTAGCGGCGAGAAACTTGCTCCTTCCCTCGAACAGCTGGGACTAAAGCTGCCTAGGACGAAGAAGACGAACAAGCCTAGCGTCACAAACGACGTTCTGCTCCAACAGAAACGGAGTCACCCTATTGTTCCGGCTATCATCCGGCGTCGGCATCTCAGGAAGCGCGAAGACAGCTACTACAGACCGTGGCGATGGCTTCTGAAAGCACAGCGAGATAGACGGCTCCATAGTGTCTACCGGCTTACTGCTGCCAGCACAGGAAGATCGTCCGCTGAAGCGGAGATGGGCTACACGTTCCAGCAGTTCCCTCGCAGCAAGAGCATTAGACGCCTGGTGTGTGCCCGTCCTGGGTGGCACATACTTTCCGTCGATCAGTGCCTAAGTGGGGATACGTTAGTCGAAACAGTCGAAGGACTAGTACCGATTAAGGATATCCAGCCTGGTGCGTTCGTCTTCGGAACTATTGGCTCAGTGCCTGTTGCGAGGAAGGTCCGCAGTCACAAAAGCATTGGCTCTCGTCAAACCTATAATATTCGTTTGAGTTCGGGTGAGGAAGTTCGAGCGACTGCTGAACATCGATTTCAACAGATGGATGGCTCCTACATACGAGTAGATGAGATGGTGCGAGGTACGAGGTTGATGCCATTCATCCGCAACAAGAGCGCCTATACCCTAATCAGAACGAATTCCTCTAAGGATCGATTTCCTGAACACCGAGTTGTTGCTGAAGGAGTGTCAGGCAGAAAATTGTCATCTACCGAATTCGTACATCACATCAATCATAATCGATACGATAATCGACCGAGCAACCTCGAAGTGCTGTCGAGAGCGCAGCATGTCTCCTATCATAGTAGGCAATTTTGGGCGACCATGACTCCCGCAGCTAGAAGGCGTCTTCGCCGACGTATGGGCGTAGCTATTTCCCAGTCCCACCGGAGATCAGCCTATGGTAAAGGTCGCACTAACTCCCAATGGGGAAAACGATCCGGTGTTACGATTCGCTGTCGCGTGTGTCGAAGGTTCCGATATTATTTCCCAAGCCAAGCTAGTGGAAAGCTACCACAGTATTGCTCCTCAGATTGCTACAACTACGTCCGTAGTCGGGGACTGAATCACAGGGTTGTCTCTATCACTCCCGCGAGAAAGGAACCTGTATACTGCATCGAGGTCGAGGACTGTAACAACTTTGCTCTTGCACAGGGCATAATCTCTCACAACTCCCAGATCGAGCTACGTATCATCGCATGGCTGGCTAGGGAGCGGAGGATGCTTGAGTTCTTTCGAGAGGGGAAGGACTTGCATACCGCGATGGCCGGGCTCATCAAGGCGCTAAACAAGGGCTGGACGCTGGAACGATACTTAGGAGACATGGATCGTTGGATGGCGGGCGTCACGCCGCAGGAGCGATTCGGCGCAAAGCCCGTCAACTTCGGATTGGGCTTCGGAGGCGGGCCAACTGTCGTCCAGAAGACGGCGCGACAAGACTATGGGATCATCTTCGACGACGATCAGGCGCAGACAGCCTACGACGCATATCACTTATTCTACCCCGACGTGCGGCCTTGGCAAGAGACGTTCTGGCGAGATGTCCAGAGAGGCTATGGCGAGACGCCACTGGGACGACGGCGGAGCGTCAGAGATGACGGCGAAGGGCCGGACGGTCTATGGCGCAAGTACATTAATCTCCCGGTGCAAGCGACCGCCTCTGATCTCTCGCTCTTCTGCATGGACTACACCTGGGAGTTGCTCCGTAACGGCGTTGGGAGAGGCGTCCACAAGGTCGTCGAGAATATAGGCTTCTTCCACGACGCTGCTCTTTTGCACCTTGATTATCAGTTGCGAGATGTCGTCTCGGGTGTCGTGCGAGAAGCCTGGGAGCACCCGCCGTTGGATCGCTTGGGCCTAGATTTCCCCGTCCCGCTCGTCGCCGATATTCAAATCGGCAAGCGCTGGGCTACTTGACAGTATCATCAGGATGTGGTATACATTATCCGCCGCCCCGGATTCTCCGTCTCAGAGACTTTGGTGACACTTTGGAGGAGCTTCCATGAAGCAGTTGCGTCTGTCTTACTCGGCAGTCCAAGACTGGCGGCAGTGCCCGCAACTCTACTGGTATAGGTATGTTGAGAAGCTGCGTCCGAAAGTCCGGCAGGCTGCGCCAGAATTAGGAACGCTCATCCATACGTACTTCGAGCGCTACTATGGCGACTTGCAACGCGAGGGCGACCCACGTAGCTCCCACAACGCCGCTCTCGACTTTATCCTTCAGAAATCTGTGCCAGAAATCCGTTCACTCGCATCTCTCGCCGATAGCCTAGGCGCAGAAGAAGAGGCGAAGAAGCTCCTAGCCCTCCCCAAGACGGCAAGGCGCTTGCTGAATGCCTACTACCGCGTGCATGGGCGGACAGACGCACAGGAGCACAAGATTCTGGCTGTCGAACGCAAGTTCGAGCTGCCCGTAATAGACGGCATTGTGCTGCCCGGCCAAATCGATCTCGTCACGCGAAACAAAGATGGTGTCTGGCTTTGGGAGCACAAGACGACAGGCAGCATACCGTCGCAAGGACGCCGCTTCAGAGACCTCCAGACATTGCTCTACAAAGTAGCCGTAGAGGAGCTACTACTTCATCATGAGTTGACTGGGCTGATCTGGAATTATGTCCACACGACTCCTCCGCAGCCCCCAAAGCTGCTTCGGAATGGCACCTTGAGTGTGGCGCAGCACCAGACGACAACCGTAGGACTCTACCGCGCCGCCATCAAGAAAGCTGGCTTAGATGCCTACAAGTATGGCCCCTTCTTGCGAAGGATCGAACGCCGAGAACGCCAAGTCATGTTCCCTCGCTATACGCTGCCGATAGTGCAGTCTGAGGAGGTGCTGCTGCGTGACTATGCAGCCTCTGTGCATCAGATCGCGGACGCGCATCAGAGCAAATCCTTTGCCCCTGTGCGGAACATAGCTGCTCACTGCGACTGGTGCCCAATGCTCAAGCTTTGTCAGGCGGCGATAGCGGGAGGAGATACAGATGATTTAATGCGCCGTCACTACACGACAGAAGAGAAGAAGGAGAGGAAGAGCCGTGGCGAACCATAAGTCGATCCTAGAGCGCATTCGCAAGCCCATCGCCGCCGCAGAGCAGTTCGTCGTCGTCATCTACGCTCGCGGGGGTGTTGGTAAGACGACACTGCTAGGCACCATACCAGGCAAAGGCCTTGTCATCGACATACCGCAGTATGAAGGCGGAGACATGGTGCTCGCAGATAAAGCCAATCGCATCGACATCGCACCCGCCGAGACTTGGGAGGAGTTGAATGATCTGTATCTCGCTCTCAAGAAGGGGCCCGTCAGCGGCAAAAAGTACGATTGGGTGGGGATAGACACTGGGACTGCCTGCCAACAACTTGCGCGTAGGAAAGTTCTCAAAGAGAGAGACGAGATCGCCTCGAAGCGTTATGAGATCAGACTCCAGGACTACGGTAGCATCGGAGAACTCATGGGCCAACTCTTTGAGCGATTCCGAACGCTCCCTATGCCTGTCTACTTCACAATGCAGGAGCGGCTGCGGCGAGATGACCGGGAACTCGAAGGCAGTGAAGAAGGCATCATTGTGCCAGACGTTACTCCGGCGTCGCTTAGGACTCTTATCCCACATCCTATCCTGATTGGCCGTCTCTATATGCACCAGAATGACTCCGGCGATTGGGAACGCTATCTGCGAGTCGGCCCGCACGCTAACTTCGTTACGAAGGCTCGTTCTGTACCCGGTCGCAGTCTCCCACCAGTCATCCGCAAGCCCAATCTCGGGCGCATCGTCGCTTGGATGCGAGGCGAAGATGTCAAGCGCCCTCGTGCAGCGCCGGACGAGACGCTGACCGTCGATCTAGGAGAACAAGAGAGTAGTTAGGAGGATGATCCATGATCCTAGTGTGCTAGTCCACAGCCCCTCATCGTCTGATGATATTAGACAGAAAGGATGATTCCAGTGGCAGAAGTAATCGTCAACTTCAAGGGTGCAGACCCAGTAGCCGGAGGAGCGCGGTTCGACCGCGTGCCGGAAGCCACATACCAAGTCAGGTGTTCCAAAGCGGGACCTGTGCAGACCAGCACCGGCAAGCCCGCGCTAACCGTGACACTTGAGATCGCTCAAGGGCAGTACAAGGGTAAGAAAGTGAGCGATTGGTTTGTGCTGCCGCGAAAGGGAACGGACGACAGCATCTTCGGTGTCCAGAGGCTCCACGGCTTCATGGTCGCTTGCGGACTCAAGCGGCAAGATGGCAAGGTGCCCCTGTCGAAGATTGCCAAGGCGCTCCTGAAGCACGAGTGCATAGCCGAGATCGTGGATGCGACGTTGCCAGAGACAGAATCGCAGAAGGCGCGGACAGTCTCTTCCCCACAAGCGTACTACTCGCTGAAGGCGAAGGAGCCTGCGGCTGAAGAAGAAGAGGAGGAAGAAGAGGAAGAGGAGGAGGGTGGCGAAGACGAAGAGGAGGAAGAGGAGGAGGAAGAGGAAGAAGAAGAAGAAGAAGAGAAGAAGCCCCGAAAGTCTCGCAAGGCTTCTGCTAAAGCCAAGAATAAGGTAAAGAGTACGGCCAAGAGCAAAGAGGACGAAGACGAAGACGAAGACCTCTACGAAGAGGAGGAAGATGAGGACGAAGAATGAGGCCCGCTTCTGATCGGGAGAAGGATCAAGAGGAGGATGTTGCGCTTTTGAGGGAGTGTCTAAATAACGCGCTAGGAGTCGTAGTATGTGTCCAAGAGAGTCTACAGCCAATAGCCTTCGAGATTGCGCTCAGATATCTCATCCGAATGGCTGTTGAGGAAGAGGATCGAGAAAGGGATAGAGCCGAACAAGCAATCCAGAAAGAGGGGGGCGCACATGAGCTGGTGAGTAGGAGAGTATAGCGATGGCTCATCTCATACAGTGTGATCAGTGCCCCCGAACCGCAACCGCTGGACAAGCATACGGCTTCTTGCACATAAGCGAGGTGTTGCCGACGTGGCCTGCTATGTATCTTGGTAGTGTAGAGATGCTACAGAAACATGTGTGCAGTCCAGCCTGCCTCCTCGCGCTGGCGAATGAGAGGAGCATAGAGTGGGCGCTGCGCGAGGAGCGAGAACGGGAGAGAAGTGAGAGGAGCGAGCGGAGCAGCCAGGACCGAGAGCAAGGCGGCGAAGATAAAGACAAAGCCAAGCGGAAGTCATGAGTGAAACCGCGATCAAAGATTCCATTCTCAAATGGCTGCGCCAGCAAGGGTGCTACGCGGTTAAGATTCATGGGGGCCCCATGCAGGAGCGGGGCCCCCTTGACATCATCGGCTGTTGGCATGGAAGGTTCTTTGCCATAGAAGTGAAACAGCCAAGAAAACTTCCTACCGAGATGCAGAAGCATCACCTCCTCAGGATCATCTCGGCTGGAGGAGTCGCTTTCGTCGCCGACAGTCTCCAGGACTGCATCCACCAACTACTGATGTGGGATATCCATCTTGAAGAAGCATCACTCCAAACTCACTGATATCTGTTCCCTCTGCGACGCGCCTGTCTGGCAGTACGCGGAAGACGGAACATCGTACTGTGAGGCTCACGCTCGCTGGCAGCATCTAACACTCGAACGGATGAGACACCCGCTCGACGCGTACCAGAAGCGAGCATCCGTCATGCCAAGCCGTCGAGAGCGGGCCGAGAAGACGGTCGTTGGGATCATCAAGCGCATTGGCTACGCCGAGGCGCTTTGGGTGGCCGAGCATCTGGCTTGGGAGAACGAAGTTCAGTGGTGGGACTCACGGCTCATCATCAGACTCTCGGACATGCAACTGGTCGCCTTCGCGGCGGCGATTCGAGCGCACTACGAAGCAATCTACCCCTCGATGAAGAAGAAGGACGAACCGACGCGAGGAGCGGATGGCAATGTCAAACCCACAGACCAGACCGAAGAAGCGGAGCCTAAACCCAAGAAGAGGAAGAAGGCGCGCTTCCGGCTCTAGTATTCGAGAAGCCGCACTCGCGTATGCCGCGCAGAGCTGGCCGGTTCTAGCCTGCTATACGAACACACCTACCGGCTGCTCGTGTGACGATAGTCGATGTTTGTCACCTGGCAAGCATCCGCTTGCGAAGATCAGCCCGCATGGCGTCCAGAGCGCGACGACCGATCTGGATGAGATAGCACGCTGGCCGAAGACTGCCAATATAGGTATTGCGCTCGGCCACAAGAATCTCCTGGCACTCGACGTAGATGACGCCGAGATCGCTGCTGCGCTCCTCGCTCCCGAGACGGTGTTACAAGATGAAACAGGCGCCGTGCGAACTGGGCGCGGAGTCCATGTGTACTTCCTATGCTCTGGCGATAAGCGCACAAGGCATCTGAGAGATAAAGTCACCGGCCACAAAATCGGCAGCATACAAGGCCTAGGCTCTTACGTCATCGCTCCTCCGTCTGCTGCTCCGGTTGGAAGGCTCTATAAGTGGATCGGCCAGAAAGCGGGCGACTGGATACCACACCTTATAGAGACGACCGATGCGCTGAAGTATGTCAGGCGCTTGCTGGCGCCTCATGGTGTGGAGCCAGTCGAGACCCGCAATGTCGATGTCGAGAACCTGCCGGACACACCCATCGAAGAATACGATCTCCATGACATCTCACAGCGGGTCGCTCGTGCTGATGATCTGCTGAACATCAGGCGAAGGCTCCGTGGTGAGCGGCTAGAGGGTGTGCGAGATACCGAGAAGGACTTAAGTGGCTGGGAGCACTTCGCGGCCTGCCAAATATTGCGTACCGCGAAGCAGTACAATATCGCCTCGGTGGACTCCCTTATCCTCGCGGGCATCATCAAGAAGCTCGACCGCGTGTATTATGGGAAGTTTGAGTCGGATGTCGAGCGTGGCCGTCGTAGCCGCTCTGCTGCGGACAAGCGCTACCACATAGCCGCCATACGAGCGCTGGACGCCGAGAATATGCGGCCAGAGCCGCCACCAGACGGCGCTGAGCCGCCGGATGAGCTTGATCTGGTGTCTAAGACTGGCGCGGATAAGGCGGCGGACGTGGTGGACGACCAACCGAGCTATCTTTGGGATGAGGAGGTTGGCAGGCTATACCATGTCACCTACCACAAGAAGGCCACTACCCAAACGCGAGTCGCAAACTTCATGGTGAAGCTCCTCTCAGAGATCGTGGTTGATAAAGGGAGTGCGACGCCTGATCGTGTTTGGCGTGTCCAGATCACATCCGCGACCGGCCACGTGCGCGAGGTCTCACTGCGAGCGGACGAGTTTGACAGCACGGGGTCTCTTGAGCGGGCGCTCTCGCACAAGCTCTCCCATGACTACATTGTCTCGCATAATGGCCATGTTCACCTGAAGCCTGCTATCCTGGAACTGACGAACCCGCATGAGGTGCAACGCTACAGCATCCGAGCAACGCCTGGGTGGTGGACGATTACGAACGATCTTGGAGAAGAAGAGCGCGTGTACCTGCTTCCCTCTGCACTTGGCGCGATCACGAGGAGGGGGCTGAAGACTGATCTCAGGATGCGGATGGACGAACTTGCCGAGATCGAGGATGAGATCGCACGAAAAGAATTCGAGCCTTACGGCAGGGGCGTCAGACTGCCAGCATCGAAAGGAGAGAAGCGCCAGGCGTGGGGAGCATTGCGAGCGCTCATCGAATGTGGGCCGCTCGGCATCACGGTGCCAATAGTCTTGCAGGTGCTCATGGGGCCGGTTTGGTCTGCTGGTGCGGACGAGGTGCCGTCGCTGCTGCATATCACGGGGAGAACGGGTGTCTTGAAGACGAGTTTCTGTCTCGCGGCGATGTCGCTGTTCGGGACATTCCGCAAGACGACGCCCCCGACTGCAAGCTGGACATCCGTCTCGCCGTCCGCACTCAGGTCTTTGCTCAGCGCTGCGAAGGATATGACGGTGTTGGTGGATGACTATAAAGAGGGCGCCGTGTATGACAAGCGTGGGATGCGCGAGCTTGTGCAGGCCTATGCTGACAAGTCGATGCGTCAGCGCTTAAAGTCGTCGGGGGAGCGTCGCAAGAGCCTGGAGCTTCAAGCTGTGATGCTCAGCAATGGAGAAGATCGCTGGGAGCGCGAGGCGTCGATGGTCGCCAGGACGATATTCCTGGATATTCATGACCGGGACATCGACGACCAGAAACTCCGTGTGGCGCAGGATGCTGTTGATGCAGGAACAATGCAGCTACTCGGCGGACACTATCTCTCTTGGCTCGCTCGACAGGACAGTCTCTTCGAGAAGCGCGAGGTCGAGGAGAAGCGCGAGCGCTGGCACCGAAAGCTGCTGGAAACATCCGAACGATATGACATGCACAGGAGGCTTCTGGCGTCTGTCAGTACAGTGGCGGCGGTGGGTGATGTGTTCTTGGCGTTCGTGGAGGAGTGCTACCCGAAACAGTATGCCGAAGCGCGGCGCTGGATGCGAGCGGGCATTCGTGGTCTGGTATCCGGCACGAGGGAACGAGGGGAAGAAGTGAAGCGTCTTGCTCCGTTAAGGCAGATGCTCGACTACATCGCAAGCGAAGCCGAGGCGGGGAAAGTATCACTCATGCCGCTGCGTGGCATCACGGGGACGAGAACGCGATTGCCTGATTCTCCTCGCGCCGAGATCATCGGCTGGTGGTCTAGAGGCAAGTATGAGCGACAAGATACGAAGACTCGACGCATCATGCATTTGAACGAGAGTACGACCTTCAGTTGGTATCATCGTGAGATGCGCCGTCAGGGCAGAGAGGTCACTTTTTCATGGAGTGCGGTCTTGCAGGAAGCCAAGAATGGCTATGGCGCCTACGAGCATCGACTTCGGGTTGGTCGTCACAAAAGACAGATCAGGCTGGTGTCCATGCCACTCAAGCTGCTAAATATCAGTGAGGTACATTAGTGCCTCACTGGATTAGGCTGTATAACTGGGGACAAAGATGTCACTCTGTCTCAGACCTGTCTCCTATCTAGCTCCCTTCTAAGAGTGACAGAGTGACATTAATTAATTGAGAATATATGATGAGAGAGAGACTCGGGCCGTCTGGGGGGTTTTGACCATGAAGAAAGCATATAGACGATCTAGAGATGTCACCGTCACTCTCTTAGGAGAGCTTAGTGAAGATAAGAAGAAGAGGATCTTTGCTTGGAAAGCTGTCGTTGCCCACCTTCTAGAGGTGGATGGGCCAATCTGTTCTTTATGTAGTAAGTATCTCTCAACAGTAGATGATGTTAGCGTTGATCATATTGTTCCAAGAAGTATGGGAGGTTCGGATCGATTGGAGAACTTCAGGCTGGCCCACCGGAAGTGTAACTCGGCTCGCGGTGATGGAAAGAGGCATTCTGGCTCCCTTGTTTTAGCAGGTATCATCCCCGAAGGGGTTGCGTCTCGGAGTCCAGAGTATAGGGAGCTATATAAGGATGCCAAGGATGGCATCATCATTGACTGGCGAGCCAAGCATAGGTACCTTATTGGTGTTGGAAGGCGCTTTTCCATCTTGGAATGGATACGCATCCAGTATGACGTTCACGCAGTAATTTGGTGTGTTTACGTCCAGCAGGGGGAGGAGGCCGCAATGGCATACGAACCAGCAAGAGAGGAGTTTGGACTAGCGTGAAAATAGGGAAGACGTATCGTTTTGAGGCGGCACACCACTTGCCGAATCATAGGGGAGGCTAGAATGGGACGGAAACCACTATCCTCGTATTCACCAGAAGTCGCCGCGAGAATGCGCGCTGATATAGCAGCAAAGATGCGCGCCGCATGGGCTAATAGAGATGAGAACGGTTTGGGCCAGAAAATAAACGGAGCCCAGCGTCCATCTGTCCGGCTTCGTATCGCCACCGCAGTACGCCGTCAATGGAAGCGGGGTGCTTACAACAGCAGGATAAATGGGATGTCTGGAAGATATGGGAAAAGGAATCCATTATGGACTTGGGGCAAGACGCACTATGCTGAGATCCTGGAGCAGTACGAAGAAAAGGTATGTCGGTACTGTGGGAGCCGTGCCGTTCTCAACGCTCATCATCTTGATGAGAACCACGACAATTATCTGCTGACGAATCTGGTTTGGGTTTGTGTGCCTTGTCACATGTGGCGCTTTCATTATGGCATGAGCAAAAAGCACCCGAAGCAGAAGAAGGCGCCGTTCGTCACAGTTGGGAAGCGCTTCTCATTCGAGTATGCTCACATATTGCCCTGGCATCCGGGGAAATGTGCGCGGCTTCATGGTCATACGGGGCATCTGAATGTCGAGGTTCGAGGGCGCCTCGATCCTAATGGAGTGGTAATGGACTTTGCCGACCTCAAAGCCTGTGTCAAGAGCGCAGTTGTCGAGCCCTTGGATCATCAATTGCTAAACGATTTTCTACCTAACCCAACATCCGAGGAGATGCTTGTTTGGTGCTGGTTTCGGTTGGAGTCCATTGGATTAAAGGGGCTCCACCGCATTCGCTTCGAGGAGACTGATACTTCTTGGTCTGAAATCTCCACCGATGCTCTACTGGAAGCATACGGTTGGGATAAATCGCGGAAGAAAAGCGCTTGGCTCCTTGGAAGAAAGGTGGTGAGCGCACGAGCAGGAGGAGCCTAAATACTGAGCCGTGTCCGGCTGTACGAGACGGAGAAGTGCTATGCCGAATGGACACCGTAGAATCTACCTAGATGGAAGATATCGGAAGAGAGAGATGTTGCTTGCCTTCGCCGCTTGGTTGAAAACGAACAACTTCATTATCACCTCTCGCTGGATCAAGGGGGGCCATATCATCTCGGATGACGAGCTTGGGAATGGAGAGGTGTATAGGCAGCTTGGGGAACGCTATGCCAGAGAAGACTTGGCCGACATCGATCATGCCGACCTCGTGATATGCTTCAGTGAGACGCCCCATACAGTGTCCAGCCGTGGGGGCAGACACGTCGAGCTTGGCTACGCTCTCGCTACGGGTAAAGACATCTGGGTGATAGGCCCTATCGAGAATGCGTTTCACTGCCTGAGCGAGATTCGGCGTTTTCAGACTTTGGAGGAGTGTATGGCAGTGCTAGCGAAGGAGGCCACGATGCCACAACAGACTCATCCTAGTCCAGAAGAGGTTGGAGAGCAGTTCTTCTATACGGGGGATAAATCACATGATTGAGGTTAGCGAAATCTATTGGACATGTGATGAATGTAACCACATCTTTTCTGTAGGTGAGGACGGCAACGTGGAAGTCATTGTCGTTGATAGGCACTATGAACTCACTACGATGGCTGATGAGGTGCGAACATTTCTTCGAAGGAAGAGAAGCGCGGTTGTTTGTGGAGCGTGTCGTGGGCTGGCGAAGGAGCGCGGAGGTGATTGAAGTCAGCGAGATGTATCTGGCTCCACAGGGAGAGGGGCCGAATCTTGGCAGGCTGTCGCTCTTCGTCAGGCTGCATCGTTGCAATCTGAGGTGTGCCTGGTGCGACAGCAAGTTTACATGGAACGAGAGTGATCCTGCGTTCGGAAAGTATCTTGTCTACGAATCTCCCAAGCAGCTTGCCGACGCGATGCTGCGTACCACCGGCGGCGGCGGGCTCTGCCACGCTGTCGTGCTCACAGGCGGCGAGCCTCTGCTCTGGCAGTCGTCCTTGCCTGAAGTTCTTACCCTCTACCGCGCCGAGCACCCGTGTCCGGTGGAAGTCGAGACGGCGGGCACCATTGTTCCGAACGATGAGATGGCGCGAATGTGCAGCTTCAACATCTCGCATAAGCTCGTATCTTCACAGAACACTCATGCCGCACAGGAGTACCTTTGGAATGAGGCTGTGGTGCGCCGAGTGATCATCGCGGGCGCACTCCTGCTGGATAA